CAATAGGAACCTTTGGGTTGGGTGGGGCGATGGGGGTCTTCGGTAAAAAAAAAAAAAAAAAAAAAAAATAAACTACCTAGAGGGCACCATTGCCCTTCCCGATCCAAAAGCCCTGATTGAGAGTATCACCAGGGTACCACTAGGGTATCACCAAGGGTTCGCTAGGGTTACTGGCGGGGCGAGCGGTGCCGTTGCGTGGTGGTGAGGCGAAGTCGCATGTTTGATCGTGGGAGTGCGACTTTCGGCGCAGGTAAGGGGCCGGAAGGCCGGGGCAGATGAAACAGAAATGCCCCAAGTAGAAAATTTAATCTACTTGGGGCGTCGTAACAACGGGTCTGGGCCGTATGGCGGCTTCAAAGGCATCACCTCTCTTTCTTTTGCGGAGGCTTGGGTGGCCGAGATTTCTCGATGTAGGGATGAACGGGTTTCACAATCCCGCGCTTGGGGACCCCTGTAACCCGTTTTACTAGCTCGCTTATGTCAACCTGCCCGCGAGCCATGCTAAGTCCTCCTCTTTCTGTGGTCCTTTTGGGCTCTCTGCAAGTGCTAGGATAAGCCCTTGTATGTATTCGTCGTCTGTCATCTCCCCGTTCATGTATCGTTGCGAACCGCGTTCGATAACATGCCGCATTGTCTCTTGCATCTTGCGATAGCAAGGGCGGAGGCATTTCCTCCCCCGCCCTTCTCCCTGGTTAGAACCCTTCGCCTTCGCTCTGTGATCCGCGATCATAGGTGGTAGGCTGGAACTTGCCCACCTCATCGCGGGGCTGGTCAACGTAGTGAGGCTTCGGTGAGATTGTTACTTGCTTATCCACCTCCACACTCACACTCGCCCCGAAGACCTTGGCCATTGAAGCCTGTATCTCCGCCAGCTTGCCCTGCGCAGCCTTGAGCCGATCCTCCATCTCCATCTGCGCCATCTGCGCGTCGTCCCGCTCTTTCTTCAGCGCGTCGATGCGGTCGTACAGCGCAGACGATCTTTGAGTAAGCTCTTGGTTGTCTCGCTGCGCTGTATCGCGTTCACTCTCTGCCATAGCCAACTTGTCAGCGATACGAACGTTATCGGCAAGAGCCTGATCCCTCGCCGCTCGCACTTGCGAGACCTGCTCATCCAACTCCCGGTTGCGATTGCGGATATACTCCAAGTCCCGCTGAAGGCTTCCGATCTCTCCCTTCAACGCCAGCACCGAAGCACTAAGCTCTGTCACCGTCTTCTGCAACTCCGTGCCCTTCAGCACCGCGTCAATAGACGCATCAAACACTTCCCGCATCTTGCTCACGGTGGGGTTCTCCTGGGTGGTTTCGTTCACTGGGGTCTCCTGTGGTTGGTGGTAATAGCTCTCTGCCATTTGTGACAGGGGGTCAGCCATGTCTCTCATTGGTTCGTTCATATCCGTTCAGCCTTTCAAGCAAAAGCCCTAGGGGCGGGATTGCCCCTAGGGCTGGCATCGCTATTAGCGATCTAGTATCGCTGTGAAGAAGCCAAACAAACCTATGGCTAGAAACACAGCGAATACAACTAACGCTATCACTAGCCAAGGTTGCATGGTTTAATGCTTCGCTTGGCTATGCTGGCCCGTCGGCTTCGCCTGTGCCAACACTCCAGCGGAGACCTTCTCTCCCTTCTTCGCCTTCTTCTCCATCGCGGATTTCTCCGCCTTGGCTACGAGCTTGGGGTCAGCCTCAAGCGCAAGCGCCTTAATCAGCGCAGCGCCCTTCGCCTTGGCCTCATCCGGGGTCTTCGCCCCTTCATCCAGTTCATGCCGCTTGGCCACATTCGCCTTCGCGATCTCCATGAACTGAGGCCCGCGCTCCTCATCCGCGAGGACCTCCTCCGCCGCTTCGGTGATCTTCTTGGCGGAGTAGTGGCTGATCTTCCCACCAGAGGCTTTGATCGCGTCTCTGACTGCCAAGCGTGCAAGCCGCATGGCTTCGGCCTTGACTTCGCGTTCCACTCCTTTCAGCTTCGCCTTCCCGCCGGTAATGCGGGTTTCGCCTTTCAGCATATTGTCGTATTGCGCTTGGACTACCGCCAAGATCGCCGCTTGCGCAGCCTCCAGCGCCTTTCCTTCCAAGCCCTTGCTGCTCTTGAGCTTGCTCTGCCCACGGTTCAGCAAGGTCTTGCACCCCTGGAGCATGATCTCCAGGTAAACCGGAAGCGGGAATTTGTCATCATTGAAGGTGTCTGTATCCACCTCAAACGTGACGCCCACTCCAGCCTTCGGAATAGGGATTTGGATTTTAGCCATTGTCAGCTAACCTCATTTTGAGCCAGTCTCAAAGCCCCTGGCCCTTGGGCTATCCGTTGCAAAGGGATTAACGGCCAGCATTGGCGCTGGCCTAAATCATTAGTCAAGCATCTGTAATGGGGACTTGCTCGCAACATTGATACCGTGATGCTCGGCCTCCTTTTTGAGCGCAAGACCAAACGCCATGGTTTGCGTTCAGCCATGTTATCTTTCCCGTTTCAAGCGTTGACTTCCAACCTACCCGGTAAGTGTACTCGCTCCCGCGATCAATTGCAAATCACAATCGCGTGATCGGGTCACGTTTTCGTGAACACGAGTTGATCGCCTAATCACGCCTCGCCCTTTCAATCTCCGTTGCTATCGCCCCCGCGATAGGGCAACGCGCTGCAAGTACTATCCCCACATACTCCGTAGGAATACCCAACTCCTCACACACCTGTCTGTATGTTGGATTGCCCCTTGGCTTGTACTCATACGCAGCCTTAAACATTTCCTCGCCGGTCATTGCCCCGTCCCTCCCCAGAACAACACAAACAACACCACCGCAGGTGCCAGCACCAGCCCTAGGATGATATAATCATGCAGCATTAGGCGTTCGAGGGGGTTCATTGCCTATTCCTCAGTCGGTTAGTGGTTCAGTCTTCTGTCTTTCAATTTCCTCTGGGGCGAAGCGCAGATCACTTGGAGGACACTCACACTCTATCCAGGTTTCATCACACCACATCTCATTTGTTGGGTTATACTTGCCTAGGTAGAAGATATTACGCGCTCCATTGTGTTGACCCAGGTTATTAACTTCTATTGACTTGCACATCCAACGCAGATTGGTGTGGTTGATACAAGTTAGCCTGACATTTCGCATTGTTCCGCTCCATCATGTTGCCGTTCATTCGCCCCGCGCCACGATGCCCCGCAATCGGCCATAGATCGTCCGTGGTTGACTTTGCCGACCGGGCCGCTACTGCCCTAGCTCACCGCGCTTGCGCTCATTGGCGGCCATCTGTGGTCGATTGGCCGGGTGCATATTCGCTTGGCCTTGCAATTCGCATTCCCTGTGCGTACAACTCATTAACGAATGCACCTAACGCACGTTGCATCCTGTTATGAGCCATGCCTACGGCCCTATCCTCATTCGTGTCTGTGACGTCATCGAGCACTCACCATTGTGCTATGCCCTCTTGATCCGTCACACGAATAGCTGGCGTGAACGGCCCTGATCCTACTGTGGTTGCGTAGATTGCCATTGTCTTGCTCCTATGTTTGCGCTAGCAATGGAAAAAGCGCGGGTATGACCGCGCTAATTCCCAACTCGTATCTAGAGGCTAGGGCGTTAGCAACGCTGCCCGCTCGCCGCCTGCCCTGCCAGCCAATCCCCAAGGCTCTCGCTCTCCACCTTCGGCTGCGCCTTGCGCTCCGTCACCGGCCCGACGGCGATTGAGAGCTTGCCAAAGTTGTAACCGAACTTGAGTTCGTATCCCGCTGGCAGCTTATCCGCGAAACACGCTTGCATACTCGCCTCGAACGTGTCCCGCTGGACTTTGTAGGCGCGGTAGGCGTCCTTGCTTGACTGATACTGCGACCAGCAGTGGCTTGCCTTGTTCTCACCGATAGCGTTAATCAGGGCCTGCTCATCCAGCGTGCGCCAATCTTCCTTAGCCATAGCTCTCTCCTATTGCCCCGTAGGGTTGTTGTGTGTCGTGGCGATTTCAGGAATACCACAACCGCCAACATGGTAGCACGGACAGATCGTGAACGCGATCACGATGCCGTGAGCCATTGTCACGACCGCGTGATGTTGCACCGCGAGGTGGCATTGTGCGGTGCGGTGTGCCAGCCCTAGCGCCAGCCGCCACCCCACCCCCAAAATCACGCGCGCGAGTTGGCCCAGTGTTGCCCCGCAAATTTTTGTTGTGGCGATCAACCCATACCGATCAGGCTAGGGGCCACTTGTGAGTTGATGGAGAGATTTCACTTGACATTTTTTTGAAAAGAGAGTATAATGGTGACAATGGGAAATTCTATGTTGGAAGGATTGGCTGATTTCGAGAACTTTGGGCGCCCCCATCCTGGGACTGGGGTGTATTTGCTTATTGGTAAGGGTGAGGTGTTGTACGTTGGGAAGTCCTTGAACCTGTTTCATCGAATTGGCCAGCACATCAGCGCGATGCGTAGGCACATGAAAGGGAAGCGGCCTTATAAAGGCAAAGAGGAACTCCCCTTTATCGAGTTCGATCGGATCATGGTTAAGTGGGTTCCCATTGAACGGATCGATGCTGAGGAGATGAAGCTCATTCAGCGGTATCTTCCCGAGTGCAACGACCTAATGAAACGAGTTCATATCGATGTGTCGGATGTTCCCGGGGTGGCGAAGCTCATCGCCTCTGCTCCTCGAACGATTTCGCTTCGACATGGCAGCGCCGAAGGCGTCATTCGTAGAAGGGCCGCGTGATGGGGGCTCTTACTAAAGCTGGAGTTGCCCTTAATCAATATCGTGAGCGCCATCATGCCGTCGCTCGGCTCATTGCCATCGGTGCGACGCAGGATCATATCCGTCGCGTTACAGGGATATCCTTCCGGCGTGTTACGATCCTAATGGCCGATCCCTCATTTCAGGAGCTCGTCACCCTCTATCGTGAGGATGTAGAGAAGGCTTGGAACCGGAACGTTGACCAATACCTCGACCTTGGCATCGGCAATATGATCCAAACCGAGGCGATGATCGCGGATCAACTCGAAGAGGCCGACGAGGCTGGGGAAAAGCTTCCCCTCTTAACCCTCAACCGCCTCTCACAAGACCGTGCCGATCGCTTTGGCTACCCAAAGACCTCCCAGGTCGAACACAAACACGACTTCGCCGCCCTCCTTGACCGCGCGATCGAACGCAGCGGCAAGGCCCGCGAGGTGAAAGTCATCGAAGCCACTGTCGTTGAAGCCAGCGAAAGCCCACGGGAAATCAGCCCCCCTACGTCGTCGTTGGCTTCCGGGCCGGAGGTAGCGAAGCCCCCCAATGCAGCGCAGCCTCCGGCCCGACCTTCATTCGCAGCCATCCTAACCACGAAGCGGCGGAGGGTTGCCTAACAGTCTCGGACTCCGGAGAGCCCCGTAACTTCTGGCTGCTCACTCCGTCACGGTTTAAGACAGCAGAACGGTAATCGGAGAGGGCCGTGGAAAGCGGCCCACCACTAGGGTCTGGGGATGGACGAAAGCCTGGTTAATTGGCTTGCGAGCGTAAGCAAAGACCCATTTGCTTATGTGCTGGGCGCTTGGGAATGGGGCTCGCCCGGCCGCCTTGCCAATTTCAAAGGCCCCAACTATTGGCAAGAGGATCAACTCAAGGGCATCCGTGATCGGCTCCAGTCCACTACCAACCTCACTGAGGCCCTCCAGCCCATCCTCGAAGCCACCGCCTCTGGCCACGGCGTAGGCAAGTCCGCCGAAGTCTCTTGGATTTGCAAATGGGGGATCGACACCCTCCCCGATACCCGTGGCGTGGTCACCGCCAATACCGAGCCGCAGCTAAAGGGCAAGACCTGGGCCGAGCTAGGCCGGTGGCACGCGGCCTCGATCACGAAGGATGTGTTCAAGTTAACGGCTACTTCGTATTACCACCCCGAATACGAACGCACTTGGCGCCTCGATCAGGTCCCCTGGTCCAAGAACAATCCCGAAGCCTTCGCGGGGCTCCATAACCAAGGCCGTCGCATCCTCCTGATCATGGACGAAGCCTCCGCTATCGACGACATTATTTGGGAAACCAGTGAAGGCGCCCTGACTGACAGGGACACCCAAATCTTCTGGCTCGTCTACGGCAACCCGACCCGTAACTCCGGCCGCTTCAAGGAATGTTTCCCTGGGGGGATGTTTGCCAAATACTGGCACACGCGGAGCGTGGACTCCCGCTCGATCGACTTCACCAACAAGGAACAAATCTCCAAATGGATCGACGCCTATGGCGAAGACTCCGACTTCGTCCGCATTCGCGTCTACGGCCAGTTCCCCCGCGTTGGCGAAATGGAGTTCTTCAATGCTGCCGAAATCACCGACGCCATGTCCCGCGACGCCACCTCCTCCCTCACCGACCCGCTTGCCCTTGGGGTGGACGTGGCTCGATATGGCAAGAACGCTTCTGTCATTTTCCCGCGCAAGGGACGGGACGCTCGTACCTACCCTAGAGAACGATTTCAAGGGCTTTCAACTGTACAACTAGCGGAGAAGGTCTTCGACGCCAACTTCCGCCTGCACGCGGATGGGATCATGGTGGATGGGGGCGGCGTGGGCGGTGGTGTCGTAGACCAGATCAGGCACAAGGCCCTCTTCTGCTACGAGGTACAATTTGGGTCGAAGGATATGACCCCACACCGCTCCTTCGGCTCCGAACAAGAGCGCTACGCTAACATGCGCAGCGGCATGTACGGCGCCCTGCGCGCCTGGACGAAGACCGGTTGCCTCCCCGACGACCCAGACCTCAAGCGCCAGTTCATGGCGATCAAATACACCTTCAACAAGCGGGATGAAATCCAACTCATCTCCAAGGAAGATATGCTCAAGCTCGACCCCGATCTCGAGCTTGACGATATCGACGCCCTCGCCTTGACCTTCTCAAACGCCCTTGCCCCGCACGAATACGCAGGGGGCGAACACGCCCACAAGCCCAACGTTGAACACGACTACGACCCCCTTGAGCGGTACGAAGACGAAGTGAGGGCGGCATGAACATCACCGATGAACCAATGCCCGGCGTTGCGCCAAATGGTACCCGTGGTTATTGGGGAATAGGCGTTAAGGGTAATGATATTCTTGTTCTAACAACTTACCTTAAAAATCTAGAACTCGCTAAGCGTTGGGCAAAAGCGGTAGCTGCAGATTATGATGAGGTGATTATCCTCGATGCCACTTTGACTTATCGTGTTTGGGATCGCGATAGTGATAATGCTAAACATGCTGCTAAGGATGCAGCGGCATGAGCCTCTCCGCCCCCACTCCTCCAGCCCCCGTCCTTCCTCAAGCCCCCTCGGCCCCACCTGCCTTTGGCATGCAGAACCAAGGGCAAAAGCCACAGGCGAAATCAAGCCAGCCAACATTCTTGGGGTCAGGCCTCGTCGCTTCCCAACAGCAACAAGGCAACAAATCTCTGATCGGCGGAGCGGGGATGTCATGATCGTCCCCTTCGCCAAGGGCCAGAAGCAAGGTCAGCCAGCGCAGCAGGCCCAGCCCTCTGAAACCGACATGCTCATGGCCCTTGCCACTATGCACTCCATGGGTCGCATCCCGAAACCTAAGGGCGCTCCCGCTCCTACGGAGTCGCCCAGTGCCTGAACAATCGGCCTACAACTCCGGCTTCATGCGCCTTCACCCCGCGATGCAGGCGAAGGTCAACCGCGCGTTGATGCGCCAGAACATAAGGCTTGACACCCCTGAGCAACTCTTTAGACAGAAAGCCGAGTCCCGTCTCCTGGGACTTCGAATTAATCGCTACTCTTGGTGGGTACACGGCAGAGAGCTTGCTGACTATATCCTCCCTCGCCGTTATAAGTGGCTCATCACTCCTAATCAACAGCAACGAGGGAGTCCTATCAATCAGCACATATTGGACTCCACCGGGACCTTGGCCGCACGGAACCTCGCCGCTGGAATGATGATGGGGTGCAGCGACCCCACCAAGCGCTGGTTCCGCTACAAGATAAACAATATCGACTCGACTCAGACCTCTCCCATCTCGTTGTGGTTGTCTCAGGTTGAGCGATTGATCAATTTGATCTTGTTGCAGAGCAACTTCTACGACTCCCTCGCCATCTTCTACTTCGATCTCGTCGTGTTCGGCACGGCGGTGATGCTCATCTACGAGGACTACGAAAATGTTATCCGCTGCTTTAACCCCTGCTTTGGGGAATACTACATCGATCAAGATGGATACTACCGACCCAATGTGTTCGCACGTGAGTTCACTAATACAGTGGACCAATGCGCGAATAGATTTGGAGTTGAGAACCTCTCTCCTAGCACAGCTAGGCTTTGGACCGAAGGTGGTACTTCCCTCACGCGCGAGCTAGTCGTCGCCCACCTCGTAGAGCCCAACGAAGATGGCCGCAAGTACGGGGTCCCAGAGTTCTTCCCTTTTCGTGAGTGTTATTGGGAGTGGGGTGGATCAGCTTCTCCCCAAGGCGGCGGAGGAGGTAATGCTCGCGGGCTGCTTACATCGAGGGGCTATCATGAGAACCCAGCCATCACCTGCCGATGGGACTTGGTGTCGAATGACGCCTACGGCCGATCCCCCGGCATGGACGCCCTCCCCGACATAAAACAACTCCAAGTCGAAACCAAGCGCCTCTCGCAGGGCATCGACAAGATGGTCAACCCACCCATGGTGGGCGACATCCAACTCAAAAACCAACCCGCCTCGCTCCTCCCCGGCGGGGTCACCTACGTCAACGGCATGACCGTCTCCGGCAAAGCAGGCTTCGCCCCAGCCTACCTTGTCAATCCCCAGGTCAAGGAAATGATGGAGCAGATGGCGGACGTGCGTTCGCGCATCAAGGAGACCTTCTACAACAACCTCTTCCAAGTCATCTCCCAATTCGAGACCCGATCCAATGTCACCGCCACTGAAATCGACGCCCGGCGAGCCGAGGCTATGCTTATGCTTGGGCCAGTGCTTGAACGACTCAATCACGAAGCATTCGCCCCAATGCATGAGCGAATATTCGGAATTGCATCGCGGGCTGGTATACTGCCGCCAGCACCTCGTGAGATTGCCGGTGCCAACATCCACACCCAATTCACCTCAATGATCGAACTCGCTCAGAACTCTGCGCAGGCCGCAGGGATCGAGCGCCTCTTTAGCATGATTGGTGGCCTCGCTGGTATCGACCCTGCTGCTGTTGATAACGTCGATATTGACTATGGTCTGGACAAAGTCAGTTACCTTTACAACAACGATCCCAAGCTCATCCGCTCTCCTGACCAACTTGCAGCTATTCGCAATCAGCGTAATCAAGAAATGCAACAACAGCGAGTTGCTGCTCAGGCAGGGACCATCAAAGATATCGCCGCTGGTGCTAAGTCTCTCAGCGATGCCTCCCCCGGCCAAGGTTCGCTCATGACCAAGCTGACAGGCCAAGCCCCATGAGCCCCTCCGATTGCAAACTCTGTGGCCGACCCACACATACCGACGACGGGCGCGCCATCGGCGAAGTCCTCGTCTACCAATTCGTCGACGGGCGAATGACCCTCGCCGCTGAACCGCAGATGGGTTACACTCTCCTTTACATTCACGCCAAGTGCATAAGGGATGTGAATGACGGATTATAACGCCTCCGACACTCGCCAAATCCGTGCCGCTATCAAGCGGTCGAAGACCGATCGCGCTCTCGACGACGGCGTTCTCACTATGGTCATGACCACCCAGAACGGTCGCGCTTGGATGTGGCGCCTGATCGGCCGCTGCCACGCTTTCAAAACCCCTTACACCGGCGACGATGCCGCGACCAACTTCCAACTCGGCGAACAGAACATCGGCCTGGAGCTAATCGCAGACCTGCTCCGAGCCTGCCCAGATCAATTCATCTTCATGATGCGAGAGGCCAACGATGGCGGACGAACAGACGACGACAACCGGAACCGACGGGATAGCTCGGACGACCGACGGGACGATAGCGGATCAGGGGACGACGCAGTCGAACGCGACCCAGACCTCTTCAACGGAGACGAAGACGGAAGGGACGCAGAAGACCGAACAGTCCAATGATGGCAAGTCCGTCCTAAATCAAAAGGCTGAGGGCGAGACCAAGAAGGAAGAGCCCGCTAAGGGCGCCCCCGAGAAGTACGAAGACTACAAAGTCCCCGAAGGCTTCACCCTCGACCCAGAGGTCAAGACCAAAGCCGACGCCCTCTTCAAAGGCATGGGCCTGAACCAAGACCAGGCCCAGTCTCTCGTCGACATGTATCGTGAGCTAACCACCGAGGCCTTCCAAGCCCCCTTCAAAGCCTATCAAGACACCGTCTCCGACTGGCTCAAACAGTCGCAAGACCACCCCGACCTCCGTGGCAAGCTCGCCCCCGGCGGGGAAGTAAACGTCCGCATCGGAAAGCTCCTCGACGGAGTCCCCGACGCGAAGCTGGCCTCGGACTTCCGTGAGGCGATGGACATCACCGGAGTTGGCAACCACCCCGCCTTCATCCGCATGATGGATCATTTCGCCAAACAGCTGACCGAAGGTACGCATGTTGCAGGCAACGGCCCAAGCAGGCACGGTCAATCCGCGCTGGGAGCTAGGACCGAGCCGGGAGCAGCATCGGCCATGTGGCCTAATCTCCCATCGGCGGCCGATCGCCGCTAACTCTGCAACAAGGAGCCAATAATGGCAACCATTGGAAATCTCAGTCTCACTTACGCAGACTGGGCGAAACGTGTCGAAGACGGGTTCAAAGTCGCCCGGATCATCGAACTCCTTTCCCAGACTAACGAAGTCCTCGAAGACATGATGGTCGTCGAGGGCAACCAACCCACCGGGCATAAGACCACCGTTCGAACTGGCCTCCCTCAGGCCACTTGGCGCTTGCTCAACCAAGGCGTCCCGAACGCGAAGTCCACTACCGCGCAAATCGTCGATGCCTGTGGCAACCTCGAAACCTACTCCGTCATCGACAAGGACATCGCCGACCTCAATGGCAACACCCAAGAGTTTCGCCTTTCGGAAACGAAAGCCTTCCTCGAAGGGATGTCTCAGCAGGTCGCCGGGACCCTGATCTACGGCAACCAGTTCGTGAACCCAGAACGGTTTACCGGGCTTGCCCCTCGCTACTCAACTTCCAACACCTCGAACTCCCAAACCGCCAACAACGTCCTCTCTGGCGGTGGCGCAGCCTCGACCAACACCTCCATCTGGGTCCACGTCTGGGGCGATGACACCGCCCACGGCATTTTCCCGAAGGGAAAGATCACCGGCCTCCAGCATCGGGATATGGGTGAGTGGCCTGTCACGGACAGCAGCAGCAATACCTACCAAGCCTACCGTGACCACTTCAAGTGGGAAATCGGCTACGTCCTCCGCGATTGGCGCTACGTCGCCCGGATCGCGAACATCGACATCACCCAACTTACCGGCGTGTCGGCCGCGAACCTGATCAACCTCATCGTTCGCGCGATCTACAAACTCCCGACCCAGCCAGTCTCGGCCGGTACGATCCAGACTTCGGACACTCCTGAGGTTCGTGCGAATATGGGCCGCACGGTGATCTACTGTAACCGTGTCATCAGAACCTACCTGGATCTACAGGCCATGAACAAGACGAATGTACTACTTCGCATCGAAGAATTCGACGGCAAGCCTATAACTACGTTTAGAGGCATCCCGTGCAGAACATGCGACCAAATTTTGAATAACGAGGCCACGATCTGATGCTAACCCAAGAAAGGCTCAAACAGCTTTTGGTTTACGACCCGGATACCGGGGTTTGGCGTTGGCTTATTGCGCCAAATCACAGTATTAAGGTTGGTCAAATAGCTGGGAGCATAAGACAAGACGGTTATCGTCAAATTCGTGTTGACTGCCTGTACTACTTCTCAGTCCCACTCGCCTGTTTCTATATGACAGGCAAATGGCCACTGGAGTATATGGACCACATCAACTGGGATCGTGGCGATGATCGTTGGGTTAATTTACGCGAAGCCACTGCTTGTGACAACATGGCCCACAGAAGGATACGTTCTAATAACACTTCTGGTTACTTAGGAGTGAGTTGGGACAACACACAAAACAAGTGGGATGCTCGCGTAAATAGTGTGCACATTGGCTGGTTCGATGACCTCGACGAAGCCGTAGCCGCAAGAGATACCTGGGCAGTTCATCTGCAAGGTTCTTTTGCAGTCCTCAACACTCCAACGATGGAGATTACACCTTGATTATAGATGCTTTCCTCCAGTTCGATGCCGCGATCAACCTCGCTCAGGTGACCGGCAACTACAACTCCACCAACATCATCGACCTCGGTGGCCCTGGCCTCCCTGTCCTAGCCAACCTCCAAGGCGCTCGCGACATCGGCATCGGCGACGATCCGACGATGAAGCTCTTGGTCCAAGTGACCACGGCCTTCACCTCCGCTGGCGCTGGCACCCTCCAAGTCACCTTGCAAGGCAACACCGACAACGGTTCAGGCGCCCCTACCGTGACTTGGTCGTCTTGGTACTCCACTCCGGCTTACGCCCTCGCGGCCCTCGTCGTCGGCGCCCGCCTGATGGACATGGACTTCCCCCGTCCACCGGACGGCATCGCCATCCCTCGGTTCCTCCGCCTTCAATACACCATCGGCGGAGCCACCATGACCGCAGGCATCGTCGAAGCCAACATCGTCATCGACCGTATGGACCAACCCTACACCGGCACGGTCAACTCCACGATGGGCGGATACCCCGCTGGCATCACGGTCGCGAATTAAGGAGCGCCAGATGAGAAAACTCCTCTACTCAGGCATCGCGCTCCTCGCGCTTGGGGCGCTTGCCTTCGCTCAGGCCCCTGGGGTCAACTCCCCCTGGAACCCCGTTTGGTCAATCCCCCTCGACTCGATCAAACGCACCTACTCCCTCTCGATGACCAACCTCGTGGTGGCCTCGTCCCCCACGACGTATTGGCAAATCTGTGGCAGCGCTACCACCACCGTCCGTGTGACCCGCTTTACCATCGCGGGTCGCCAAACCACCGCTGCCCACGCAGACTTCCAAATCTTGAAGACCTCAACCGCAGCCACCGGCGGCACCATCGCCTCTGGTCAGCCCTTTGCTGGCGCTGCGGTCGTTGGCTACCCCTACGACACTGGCACTGCCGCAGGCACCGCCCTCACCACTGCTTGGACTGCCAACCCCACCGTCGGCACGCCTATCGTCACCTCCGCCGGTTTCCTCTGGTCAGGCCAAATCTTCCTTGGCAACCTGACTACTACCCAGTCCAACGCGGAAACCCTGATCGACTTCGGCAACCACCCTGGCTCTGCCGTCGTCCTCCGGGGCACCGCCCAATGCCTCGCCATCTCGTCCGCAGTCGGCACCGGCCCCGGCTCTGGCAACCTGATGGACATCACCGAAGAATACACGGAGGAATAAAGTGAAAAAACTCCTTGTAGCACTCGGCCTTGCAGGGTCCCTTGGCCTCGCCATCGCGTTGCCCTGGGCATGGGCAACCACCCTGCCCATCACCTACGTCGGCAACGCCAACTACCAAATGCTCAACTCGGACAAGAACATTGTCCCGAACGTTGCCCTCACCACCAACCGAACCTGGACGTTGCCCTATGCCGGTGGCACTAACATCACCTCCAACATCGACATCATCGACGCCCAAGGCAATATCGGTGGAGCCAACTCTTGCATCGTCATCGCCCCGCAAAGCGGTGACACCATCAACGGCTCCTCCTCGTCCATCACCTTCTGCGGCACCTATGGTAAGTTCTCCATCTTCCCAATCTCCGGGACGAACTGGACCTACTCTGTAGTCGCCGCAGGCCAGCTTGCTGGTACCACTACCAACGACAACGCCTCCGCAGGCAACGTCGGTGAGTTCATCACTGCTTCGAAGAACCTCGCCAACGCGCGTCAAGCCACCACCAACTCCTCAACCACGATCACCTCGGTCGCGTTGACCCCTGGTGATTGGGACTGCACCGGCATAATGTCCCAGTCGATCTCCTCAACCACCACCGTGCAGGCCCTCTCGGCCTCGCTCGGTGGCACCGACGGCGTCATCGGTACTCAAGGCACCGACGGCGTGACCACCGAGCAAAGCACAGAAGTCTCGGCGATCCTCTACGGAGCCAATGGCCGTGACCTGCGGGTAGGCCCAGTACGCGAGTCCCTCTCCGGCAACACCACCATCTACCTCGTCTCCGGAGCGTCCTTTCTCACCTCGCAACTCTGGACCTATGGCGATATCCGCTGCCGTCGAGCCCGCTGATGTTTTGGCTGTCCTTCCTCATTCCCATCGCGTATATCCCGAGCGTTACCGGGTACGCGCTGGCGACTGGGTGGGCAGTCATGTCAGCAGGCTTGCCTATCGCAACTTGGAAGGGAGGGGCGAAGATGGCCTCTCCCATTCCAATGTGGCTTGCAATGGCATTTACCGCCTACGTCATTTGGTCGTGGACCTGGGTTGATAACCCTGACACGGCCTTTAGTACCATTTGGCAATACGCTCTCCTCGCAGGTGCCTTCTATGCTGGGTCCCAGCTTAGTAATCTCCGGACTGTTGCTATTGGTCTTAGCCTCGGCTTTGGCATTAGCAGCCTGCTTGCTATGGCCCAGGCCCTAGGCCTCGACTGGATCGTCGAGTACGTCCCCTGCCGCCCCTCGGGCCTTACCTTCAACCCCCTGATCCTCGGAGAGGGCTGTGCACTTACTATTCTCCTCTGCCTATCATACCGCCTCTGGTGGTTGGCTGCATTGCTTATTCCTGGCTTGGCTTTGGCTCAATCTCGAGCCGCTTTTCTGGCGTTGGCCGTTGGACTAACCCTCCAATATTGCCGCCCGCAACGCGGCCTTTGGTCCCTCTCATGCCCCCTTACCTGGGCCGCCTTGGTCACCCATGACACCGCCGACGACTTTCGTTGGCTCGTTTGGAAAGTCCTTTACCACTTCCTCACCTTCTGGGGTTATGGCCCCGGCTCGATCGAAGCGGTGCTGATCCGCTTTCAAGGAAACTTCTATGCCCCAGCCTACGCGCATAATGAGTTCCTCGACCTCGCGTACCAGTACGGAGTGGGAGCAACCCCGGCCGCCCTACTCCTCCTCATCCCTGGTACAAACGCTAGCCGTGCGGAGTGGCCCTGCTACATCGCGTTCTTGGTCATCTGCGCCTTCTCCTTCCCCTTCCATTGCCCGCCCTTGGCATTCCTTGGAATGGTGGTTGCGGGTTGCCTCTGTCGTGATTGGGATTGGGCTTGGATCAATGGCTACCTTCGCCGATGTAGGCCTGAACTACAAATGGTTGACGCGCGAGGAAGCCAACCGCGTTTGGCCCTTTAGTTGGAACATCAACAATGGAACCGTGCGATGAATGAAACGATCGACAAGGTTATCTCTGCCTTAACGGAGTTGCGAGAGCATAACGTCAATCTCGAAGCGATCAAGGAACAGCATGGCGTAGCCCAGGCCGACCTCGACGCGACGAAGACCGAGCTTGAGGCAAAGAAGGCCGAACTCGCCTCTGCGAACGCAGGCCTCAGCGAAGCGCAGGTGAAGGCCCAGAAGGATCATGACGTTGCGATCTATGATAAGCAGATCGAGCTTCGTGATCTAACTGCAAAGGTAACCGCCGCTAAAGCGCAACTCGACGACCTCCTCGCCCAAGTCAACTCCGCCCGCGGCCAGCACGAAGCCATTGAAGCTTCCCTTGCCTCGATCCGTGAGAAGCACTTCGCGTGACTACCTGGGACTCAACCATCGGTGCGTTCGTTACCGAAGTCCCTATCGACTTCGCCTCATCCGGTGACAACATCATCGTCGGTGGTATCGCTAGGCAGCGGATCAAGGTCCTTCAATTCTTCTACGTCATCGCCGCTGCGACTAACCTCATCTTCAAATCCGGCTCAACGCCAAAGACCGGTTCGATGAACTTCGGCACCAACGCTGCACAGGTTGAGGACTTCATCCAGCTTCCAATGACTTGCAATCCTGGTGATCCTTTCATTATCAACTCCTCCATTGCCGTCCAGATCGGCGGTACGCTTTGGTATGTGCAGGGATGAGTAATATCTCCATACAGGGTTCTGGAGGGGGAGGTGGAGGCCGCACCATCCTCACCGGCAACCTCTCCCTCTTCGTCAACGCCTCTATCGGCAGCGACAGCTACAATGGATTGTCGGCGACTTATACGGGGGGGGTGAATGGGCCGTGGGCGACGCCGCAACATGCCGAAGATGTAATCTCAGGCACGTTGGATAAAGCTGGTTTCGACGTTATCGTAAATATTGCGGCGGGAACCGTTCCGGGCGTTGGGCTAAAATCAGACGTTGGTGGAGGCCGGATTTTATTTCTTGGTGCTGGGTCTGGTTTGACAACCATGACCGATGGCCCGAATGACGGAGTATATAATCAGGGAGAGACAATTTCAGCTTACGTTGGAGTAGGAAGTGTCATCGTAGTAGATTTCATGACGCTCGACAATTCCGGGGCTTTAGGAAACACGATATTTTTTGGCGCACCAATATCTTTTCAGCAGGGGCAAAGTTCCTCTCCTGGCGATGTAAAATTTTCTGGAAACGGCACCGGGATTGAACTACTAGGGAATAGTATTTATTACCATGTCTTTTTTGGAAATTATGCAATCGGCTCGGCTAACATCGCTTTTTTCTGGCTTATCCATAGCGGGGCCACAGTCTTGGATGAAGGACTTTGGGACGTTGGCAGTGGTACGTTGACGATCAATAATACCCTATATCAAGCGTTCTGCTGCATCGGACAATTTTCTACCGGCGGTGCCTATGGGAACGATAATGAGGGTAGTGGCAGTGGTTACTCGGGAACGTTGGCAGCGCCAAGTCTGCCTTTTTTTCTGCAATACGGCGCTATCGTCAATTCAGGTGATATAGGTGTTGGACTATTCCCCGGCACTTTGTCGGGGTTTTGCGATCCAAGTTCGTCCTTCGACGGCACCAATGATCCGAATTTCTCTGTCGTCTCTCCGTCATCGGGAGACACGGTTACGATGGGCTATCAGCATGGCCTTGTTCTTACGCCAGCAGCGACCCTTGCGACTCTAAACATCGACCTCCCTCCTATTGCCTCTCTTGAGTCAACGGATTTCTTCACAACAAACTGGAAAGTATCCATTTCCTCGACTCAAATAATTACCGCACTAACGGTCGCAACAACCGATGGTGCTACAGTCGTTGGCGCACCAACGGCGATGGCGGCAAATGGCAGCTTCGCTATGATCTACGATGTTGGTGCAAATACTTGGTATCCATCGGCATGAGGAAAAGATGACCGACCTGAGAAACACAACGGCGCTGACACAACGTAATTCACCGCCGCCGAAACTCACGCCAGCGCAGATCGACGCCTTCAAGGCCATGCCGGAAACCTGCCAGCAGGTCGCCCGCGATCTTCGCCACGCTGCGGTACTCGGTGCAGTGCCCAAGATCACCCCCGACATGACCCTCGCCCAAGTGCAGGCAGCATTCGATACGGCAAAGGCTGCAGTAGCAATTCCCTTCGCCACCGAGCAATCCGTCCTCGCCAACATCGGCAAGACCGTCACAATGCAGAGTGATGTGGAAGCCGCGTTCAAATCAAAGAAAGGAAACTGAAATGGCCCGTTGGAAATTGACAGAAGCCCACTACCTCAAAGTCCCTGGCACCGCCTGGGAATACAACTCCATCGACCGCCGGACCGGCCGCCCCAAGCGTGAGGTCTTTTCCGTCCCGCTTCAACTCGACCCGAAGTCGATCGATGACCTCACCAAGCATGGCCAGCCGGACCCGGCCTTCCCATCCCGCGATGTCGAAGACTACATCATCGTCGTCACCGACGCCCCTGGCGTCAACCAGCGTGATATCGTCTTCGAAGGCAAACCCACCCCTGGTATGCTCCCACTCGATGACGAGGCGAAGGCTATCACGGCCGAATGCTCGAAGGGGATTTGGAACCCAACCCCCGGCGCTGATGACGAGTCCCAACGCGCGAGCTTTGCTAACAAGGTCATCGACGATCTCATGGGCCAGATGAACACCCTCAAGGACGAGGTCCGCACCGCCCCGCAGATCGAAGGGATCGGCGAACTCCTCCAGATCATGTCTGCGATGATGAAACAGAACCAGGAAATCCTAACCCTCTTGGTCAAGCAATCGGCCGAGGGCAAACGCCGAGCCGCGTAGATGCCTTCGCAGACGGATTACGATCAGGGAGGCACCTCCCGTCAGTGGGTTCGCACTTGGATGGGCCCATCGGTTGGATGGGTTGACCTCCCTGGGCTGATCCCGCTCGCGACGATAACGGTTGCGGGGACCTACACCTTGCAACCGAATACCACCATCGTGCAGGTGAACTGCGCTGGGGCGGTTACTATCGTCCTCCCTTCCGTTCTCGAGCCCGCCGTTCCAGCGGTGACACAGCCTGCGCTCTACTCTAAGGTCGGCATCACCATCGTCGATATTGGCGGCAACGCCGGGGCGCATCCGATCACGATCCAACCGGCCTCGGGCGCTGAGACAATCCTCGGCCTCGCCTCGATCCAGATCACCTCCAACTACGGTGGCTATTCCCTCCACCCAAGCGCGACGCAGAAGGGATGGACGAACCCACAATGAAAAAGCTCCTTCTTGCGCTTGCGCTATTCCTAGCCCCAACCGTTGCCTTTGCCCAGTGCAATGGTTCCTTTTCTGCCAACAAAGTCTGTGGCACTAGCAACACTGGCGGCCTTCCTGGGCAGCAATCGGCTACTGTAACCGTCAACGGCGTATCATGCACGTTGGGTGGCTCCTGCACCGTCTCGACTTCTGCTGCTAGCATAACCGTTGGCACGACGACGATAGCGAGTGGTACTCCAAATGGTTTGCTATACGACAACGCCGGTGTCTTAGGTAATCTCTCAACCGCTAATAATGGCGTCCTAGTTACCTCAAACTCTGGCGTTGCATCCATCTCAACTACCCTACCTAGTGGACTCGCCGCGATTAACATGTCGCTGGTCACCCCTACACTTGGAGTGGCGACAGCGACAAGCCTTAACGGCCTGACCATCACCACCTCGACTGGGACGTTGACCATCGTCAATGGCAAAGTCCTTACCATCGACAACTCCCTCGAACTCGCTGGTACTGACTTGACTAAGATGACTTTCCCTTCTACCAGCGATACGGTAGTGGGACTTGCGGCTACACAATCTCTAACTAATAAAACTATCACCAGTTCCACCAATACCCTCGGTGGCGTTACCATGGGGCTTGGTTCGGATGCGGGTGGTGATACATTGTATAATTCCGGTGGGCTCCTTGCTCGACTTGCCATCGGTGTATCAGGGGCCTTGTACCAGTCAAATGGCAGCGCCCCTACTTGGACAGTCACCCCAGCTATCACCTCTGGAACGCTCTCCGCTGGAGCCAATGCGCTCAGCGTCTCCGCAACCCAACCAGCCTCTCCAGTTGCACAGCAGAACGCAGTCTCCATTGCTGTTACCGGCGCTGGGTCCGCGTCGCAGATCAACACCGCGTTCGACGTCGCCTATAGCGCTGGCTACACCGGCTCATCCTCATCCATCGCCGCCATCGCGACCAATGCCAATGTTAGCACCGGCAATACGCTGATCCCAACCGGCGGTAATAACCTCGCTGTAGGCAATATCGGACTTTATGGCATCGCAGGCGCCTCAGCCGCTTTAGATATCGGTGTGGTTGGCCAAGGCAATAGCGTATCCGCCTCTGGCACTAGCATTGGCGTTTTAGGCATAGCTCAGAACACCAGCGGGACGCATCAGGTCGGTGTTGCTGGAACGGCGCTGAGTTTTGACTTTGGCATCGGTGGTTGGTTCACGCTCAACGGTACGCTACCAAACCTATCCGCGGCGCTCGTTGCTGATAGTGGAACGAACGGAAATGCCATCGCCTACTTCTTAGCAGGTGGGGCAACCCTAGTCACGGTACAGACTAGTGGTGGCTTGTCTCTCAACACTGCAACTGATCCCGGTGCTGGTGGGCTACAAGCCACGTTAGTAAATACCCAAACCCTCGCTGCGTCGTTGACCAATACCGCGATTAGCAGCACGATAAACCAGGTTAGTGCGACTGCGACGCTAACCCCAGCTAGTAGCAGCAACCAAACATTCAACAGCTTAACCGGGTCACTCACCCTTGCGGGTAGTCAAAACATCACCGCAGTACAACGTGGTCTCCTTGCCACGGTTAACAATAGCGGAACCGGAACGATTTCGACTATTCGCGGCAACGCTACTAATTTACAGAATACTTCCACCGGGGTGATAACCTCTGGGTTCATCTATAGTGCCACCCTCAGCAATGGTGGTGGTGGTACCATTACGACTGGTGCTAGTTACAACGTTGCACAGCCCCAAGGACCGACTACCGGCGTCACGTCAACCTGGACTAATATCTATGGTGTAGAAATCAATGACCAAAACCCGTCCTCATCTGGAGGAGGTGCCAACACACTCACCAACGCTCCAGTTGCGTTGCATATCGAGAGCCAAACCGCGAGTGGGGCTTTTGCAATCCAACAGGTCGGTTCCGGCCTCAACTCCTTCGCTGGCACTGTCACGCTCAATGGGTGTACGATCGGTTCAAACCAATTCTGTGTCACTGGCACATCTCTGCATAACGGCCACATCCTCGCAACTGGTTCAGCGCCATCCATCTCGTCCTGCGGTACTGGCTCCCCATCCGTCTCCGGCGGCGATAATTTCGGCACGGTAATCGCTGGTGGCGGTGTTCTTTCTTCCTGCGTCATTAACTTCGGCGCGACTTGGGGCACTGCCCCTCGGTGTGTAGCGTCGTCAGGAACTGCCATCGCCTCGCTCACGGTGACAGCATCGACGACCCAACTTACCATCGGTGGCACGTCGATCACCGGTGATACGATTAACTGGGTTTGCGGTAGCTCTGCTATGCTCAACGAGCCGGTCAACGACAATGAACAATCTATTAGGAGGGTTGCATGAGGACTTTACTATTTCTCCTTGCCTTTACGGCCGTTGCCTTTGCACAACAGCCCACCCCAAGTCAAGTGGCTTTGCAGATCGATGGCATTGTTAATAGCTGGGCCCAGACTATCGAGGCCCAGCAGAAGCAGATCGCTGATCTCCAGAAGGAGAACGCGGACTTGAAAGCGAAGCTGGAGAAGCAAGATGCCAAGTAAGACCCCAGCGCAGGCGCGGTTGATGGCCGCTGCCGCGCATAACCCAGCCTTTGCGAAGAAGGTCGGGGTGCCGCAGAGCGTGGGCAAAGAGTTCAACAAAGCCGATGCCAAAACCGGCATCCTTCGAAAGAAGAAAGCTAAGTAATGGATGAAGAATTAAAAAACGAACTCAATCGCGTCGCCCGCGAGCTCTCGATGATGCGCCAGATGATGACGACGATCGTCACCTACATCCGTGATGCAGAGTCCGAAGTCCCTGAAAAGATGCGCCGGTTCATGAACTACATGCACGACCTCCACGATATCAAGTACATGTACGAAGAACTCGGCCATACCGTTCCGGCTCACCAACTTCGTGAGATGGAACGCTGCGACGACCGTTTCCGTCAGTTGATGGCCGAGCAGAACATGGAAGGCGGGGCCTTTAACAAAGTTCGTCGTGACATGGCATCGGACCCTGAGAACCGCTGGGATCACACCCGGCAATTACCACCACCAACTCATGAGGTGAAGAAGTGAAGCAAGGTACCGGACACAGCAGTGACAGCGCGAGGAAGGTTGAACCCCGCGCGATGGCGGTTAACCCAAAGGCAGTGGCCCAGATCGGCACCGCCCTTGGCAACAAGGCCACTGACGTTCCAGGAACCCTTCGGGGTGGAGCGGAGGCGATGCACAAGGGTCGTGGGTTCTCCGCCCCTCACGACGAAGGACGAACTATCCACCACGGCGGGAGCCAAAGGAGGCACGACTGATGAACTGGGATAAGATCGAACAACTCCTCAACATCGTTGATAGGAGTATTACCCACGGAACGAAGTTGCAGGGGATCACCAACGCCGCGTTAGCGGAACTTGCAAAGCATGAGGCAGAGGCAAAGCCGAAGCCGGAGATCAAGCCTACGTTCAAGGCGGGTGAGATCAAGCCAGAGCTTAAGCGAGAGCCTGAGTCTGAGGCCGAGCCCGTCCGTCGTCGCGAAGTCCCTGAGGAGGTGAACCATGGCGCGTGATATCCTTTCCGAATACGGCCCCGACTCGCCCTCAAACCAAAAGCCTCGCGCTACTTGTGGTGGGGTGGAGGAGGCCAAGCCCCTTCCTTACGATCCGCCGAAGGGCCCGACGCCGCATATGCAGCAGAGTCCTGGGCTCCACGGTTCTAACCACGGGAATTGCGGAACCCAAGGCAAGAGATAATGGTCGCCATCGTAGATATCGGCAACCGAGCGCTCCAGTTGGCGGGCACGAGGACAAACATGTCCGCCAACGAGCTTGCGACTAATGGGTCGAACGAAGCGATCCAGACCAACCTCATCATCTACAACGTCCGAGACGAACTCCTCCGGATGGCCCCTTGGGATTGCGCTTTCAATTTCAACAATCTCAACTACATCACCTCCACCCCAGGCACGCCTGAGAACACTTCCCAGATTACACAGACCTGGGTCAAAGGCCAACCCGCGCCCCCATGGAGTTATGAATATGCGTACCCAGCTGATTGCCTCCGTGCTTGTTGGGTGGTTCCTTGGCTCAACACTGGCTTTGCTGGTGGGATACCTATCACCACCGCAGTCACCTCCGTTGGGATGGGAGCCCCGACTAACTGGGGCTCTCCACCTTCTCCTTTCAAAATAGGGATTGATCAATTCTATTCTGTAGCGACGATGACGCTTGGGGCAGCGGGCCTTGACTATGCCGTGGGGGATTTGATCTTCCTTGCCCCTGGGCAATACTCGCCCTCGAACATTCCAACTAACAACCCTCCAATCGGGGGCCCAGCGATTGCGCAAGTCACTGGCGTTGGTGCAGGTGGCGCAATCACCTCCATCGTGATGGTCAACACCTTCGCCCAATCCCAGCCTGAGAATAGCGAACCGCTTTCGGGGCAATACTTTGCGATCCAACCATCGCCTATGGCCCAAGCCTCAACTACTGGTCAGGGCACCGGGGCCACAATCAACGTCACCTTCACTGCTTCGCAGGGCGACCAGCGCGTGATCTGGACTGGACAAGAGTTCGCAACCCTGGCCTATATCAAGCAAGTCACCGACCCCAACGTGATGGACCCGCTCTTCATCTCCGCCTGGGTTCATGCCCTCGCTGGCTACGTCGGCTACCAACTCCACGGCTCGGTGCAGAAGTCGAATATGGAGATTGGATTGGCGAATAACGTGATCATGGAAGCAAGGAAGGCGGATGGGAATGAGGGGCTGACTGTCAACGATGTGATGCCGGACTTCCTCCGAATTAGAGGGGGCTACTCGCCAAATTGGGAATATAGTTCCTCCATCGGTGGATTTAATTGGGGGCCCTTGCTCACAGCCTTTTAGATGACCCAACCTCATATCCAGACCAGCTTCGCATCCGGTGAGTGGGCCCCTAAGCTCCGCTCAAGGGTAGATATTCAGAAGTATCACAACGGCGCGGCCCTACTCCGCAACTTCTTCGTCGATTACTCTGGCGGTGGCGCCTCCACTCGCCAGGGTACTAAGTTCATTAACCAATGCAAAGCCGCTGGCGCAAGGCTGATCCCCTTCCAGCCCTCCACCACACTTAGCTATGTGCTCGAATTCGGCCAAAACTACATCCGGTTCTATTCCAATGGCTCACCGATCTTGGAAGCAGCGACTACTATTTCAGGCGCGACACAGGCTAATCCAGGGGTTATTACTGACACTGGTCATGGTTATGTTACTGGGGATTGGGTTTTTATCTCTGATGTGGTAGGGATGACGCAGTTAAACGGCAACTATTACATTGTCGTTCGGCTCAGCGCCAACACCTATTCCCTGACCGACCTTAATGGCAATGCCATCAACACCACCGGCTATGGCGCCTATGTCAGTGGCGGTACCGCTCAAAGGGTCTACACTCTTGCCTCTCCTTACAATATCTCCGACCTTTTCCCAAATCCTCTGTCTGGCAACCCAGGGATCAAGTTCGTCCAAGATGTAACCTCGCTTATCATTTGCCATCCCAGCTACCAGCCGAATATCTTGACTATTAACTCCGCAGCAAGTTGGATTTTAACGACTATTGCTTTTCAACCTACCATCAGCCCGCCAACCAATTTAACAGATACCGGAACGACACTAAGTACAGGCGGGAGTTGGAATTACAACTTTGTCGTCACGTCAGTTGATGTTAACGGCCAAGAAAGTGTCCCTACTGCTCCATTAGTATTCAATAACTACGACTTCATTGGCACCACTGGTGGGTCATTGGTTGTAAACTGGACCGCTGCAACAGGGGCGGTTAGCTATAACATCTATATGGCTTCCCCAGCATTTTCTTTTACTATTCCTGCTGGAGCTCAGTATGGGTTTGTGGGAAATGTCAGCGGAGTAAGTTTTTCTTTTAACTACCCTAACGCTGCTCCAGACATGTCTCAGACGCCGCCTATTTCGCAAAATCCATTCTTAGGTACTGGAGTAATCAGTTACACTGTGACCGCGTCGGGGGCATATACTACCGTTCCATCTGTTGTAGTTGACTCACCCTCTTCGGGAGTGGTTGCCACCGCACAGCCTTCGCTCGGTGCAACGATAATAGCAATTAACGGGCACGCGGGTGGGAATTTAGACATCACTGCCCCGGCTGGTGTATCACCTGTTGGAAATTGTACCTTATTCGGTGGCAATGCTTTTGGAGCGGTCTTTGGTATAACATCAGCGACTCTGATTAGCCTGAACACCTGGGAAATCACGGGCCTCTCTATCATTGCCCCTGGTAGCTTGGCTATTCCTGGAGCAAACACGTCAGCAAATCCACTGTCATTAGGCAATGCAACGCTAGCAGTAACTCCTAACACGTTCACCCTCGCTGCTGGCTTTTCGATCAATGTTACCTATGGTGTTATTTCACTCCTACCAATTCAAGAGGGTAGTGGCTATACCACTATTCCAAATGTCACTTTCTCTGCTGGTGCTGCTACCGCAACAGCGGTACTTGGTAAGGCCTCCGCAGGGAACCCTAGTGTACCAGGGTTCCTGCAGGAAAGGTTGATGTTGGCTAATCAACCAAAGGCGGTACAGACTTACAACCTCTCTCAGCCGGGATCGTTTTTCAATTTCAATATTTCCAACCCCAGCGAAGATGACGACGCGATCAGCGGCACAATCATCGCCGAGGAACTTAACGATATCCGCAACCTAACCCCCGTTCCAACAGGGATGATTGCCTTCACCGGCAAGGGCGCGTGGCTTATCAACGGCGGTGGAGGCATCTCAACGCAGACTCCGATTACGCCTAGCAACCAAACCGCGCAGCCCCAAGGCTTCAACGGCGCGAATGATATGAAGCCGATCAAGATCAATATGGACGCGCTCTACGTTACCAATAAAGGGAATTACGTCCGCGACTTGACCTACAATCTCTACGCCCAAATCTTCACTGGGTCCGATATCTCCGCCATCGCCAACCACCTCTTCTTCGGCCGCTATATGTTCGATTGGGCTTGGAGCGAAGAGCCTTTTAAGGTCCTTTGGGCCATTCGTGACGACGGGCAGATGCTGTCCCTGACCTTTGTTAAGGAACAGGAGGTTCAAGGCTGGACTCATCATGACACCAATGGCCAGTTCAAGTCGGTATGCTCGGTCATTGAAAATGTAAATGGCAACATCGTCGATGCAGTTTACCTCATCGTCCAACGACTTGTCAATGGCAACACCGTTCAGTACGTCGAGCGGATGGCGGATCGGTACTTCACCTATGGTTATGAAGACGCTTGGTCCGTGGACTGTGCATTGCAGACGACCCCTGCATCATCGCCAACTGGTGCCTTAGTCATCTCTGGCAATGCAAGCGCAGTTGGTAACTCGGTAACACTAACCGATACTGCCGATGCCCCTTTCACCTCTACAATGGTAACGAATAGCTGGATCGTCCGCGCGGGTGGAGGCATTTACAAGATCACCGCCTTCACCTCGTCCTCAGCGGTGACCGCTCAAGTGCTGCGCGTACCTCTACTTATCAACCCATATACCAACGCCGCTTACAACGTAACGATCGGATACACGATATGGCAACCCACCTCCAGCGTCAGCGGTCTCACCCAGTTGATCGGCCAGTCTGTAGTTGGAGTGGCAGACGGTGCGGTAGTTGGACCATTTGTCGTCTCCGGAACTGGCTCGGTCGCCTTAGGCGTAACCGCCACGAAGGTTACCCTGGGGCTTGTGTACTTACCACAGTTGCAAACCCTCCCGCTGGAGCCAGCTTCGCAGAAGGGGACGACGCAGAGCAAACGTAAGAAGTTCCCGGACATCGTCCTTCGGGTTGCAGACACACTCGGCCTCCAAGTCGGTACCTCCTTCGCCAACGCGGTGGCGATGAAGGACTTTCAGATCGGAGCGATCCCTTCGCAATCGACTGGACCGGGGCAGGTCGTGACCGACTTGGTCAATCCCTCTTCCTCGCCGACTGGGAATGTCACCGACGGCTTCACTGTCAACGACCCCCTCTGGCAAGAGATCGGGCAACTTTGCATCCAGCAGAACCTTCCTTATCCGGCGACGATACTTGGGATTATCCCAACCGTAGTTGTGGGGGATGAATGAGCGTAGATATTCTGGCCAAGGCCCCTTCCAATACTAGTGACCTGATCCACCGTTCCGCAGTCGCGCATATCCCTGGAGCGGAGGAGATATTTAAGGAGTGTATCTGGCGCTCGATTGAGATTAGGCAGGGGCTTGTGGATGGTAAGGTCGCCTGCGCGTGGGGGTTGATCCCGCCGACGATCCTTTCTAACACGGCTTATCTCTGGCTCCTCACGACAGATATCGTCGCCGAGCATAAGTTCCTTTTCATCCGCCATTCGCAACGGTACATTGAAGAGGCTTTGAAGAGGTACCCTACTATCATCGGTGATGTAGTCGGCTACAACCCCTCAGCGAAGCGATGGATAAAGTGGCTTGGTGGAGAGTTTGGGCCAGCGATCTTGGGGCGGACACCTTTCATGATAAGGGCCAAATAGCATGTCAATGGCCGGGGTTGGCATTGGTGCATCGGCGGCTGGCGCAGGGATTGGCGCGATTGGGAGCCTGTTTCAGGGTTCGGCCCAATCGAATATGTACAAGTACCAAGCGGGGGTGGCCCAGGTCAACGCTACCGTCGCGAAGCAGGATGCGCAGTATGCTACGCAAGCTGGGGAGGTTGAGGCCCAGAACTCCGGGATGCGAACCCGTGCTGAGGTAGGATCGACGCGCGCAGGGATGGCGGCGGGGAATGTGGATATCACCTCCGGGTCAGGGGCGAGGGTCATCGCTAGCGAGACAGAGATCGGTCAGCAGAACGAGGCTACGATCCGAGCCAACGCCGCTAAGCGGGCCTATGGTTTTGACGTGAAAGCGGCAGCGGATACCGCGCAGGCGGGGGCGTACGATGTAGCGGCTTCAACTTCTCAGACCTCTGGCGTTCTCGGAGCGGTGAGCTCGGTCATTGGCGGAGCGGGGAACGTAGCTGCCAAGTGGGCCCAGTACGGTCAGAGCTTTGGCTCGGGTGGTGGTAGCGGTCAGTATAATACCGGCTCAAGTGTGGATTATTAACCTTGCCCCAAGTGCCATACCAGAAATTCCCCACCGCCGAACCCACCTCTCCTGGGGAAAGTATCTCTGTCCAGACCCCCGGTGCGGCCTTTGGTGAGAACATCGGGGCGGCGCTATCACATCTTGGGACGACTGGGGAGCAGGTTGGGAACGAACTCTTCACCCGCGCCATTGCGTTGCAGGACCTCGCGAATGAAAACGCCGCGAGGAATAAGGTCGTTGACTTTACCAACCAAGCCGCTTTATTGCAAGCAGACTTCGATACTAAGACAGGTATCGACGCTAAGAATGCTCTCCCTGATCATCTAAAGGCCATTGCTGATCTACGCAATAATCTGCGTGGGACACTGTCGTCCCCGATGGCTCAGAAGTATTTCGACAACGAAGCCGCGAGCTTTCAAAACCGCGCGACTTTCTCCTCCGCCGCCCACGCAGGGCAGCAATTCAAGGCCTATACAATAGACACCTACGATGCCACTCGTGACATGGCCCTGCGAAATGTCGAAGACAATCCCAACGATCCTAACTACTACCATCAGCAGTCAACCACGGCGGTGGAAGCGGCTAAGCAAGCGGCAATGCTTCGCGCTGGAACGCACGACGAGAGCGATCCGATCGTTAAGAACGTGGTTGATAAGACCCAACAGGCGATCCTCGCTCGGCAGATCAAGGGCATCGCCCATGACAATCCCATCGGCGCACAGAAGCTTTTGGACGCCAATCGAGATAAGTTAGGCGATGAGTTTGATCCGCTTCAATCATTGATTGAAACTAAGGGCACTGCCGTTGCATCTTCCAATATCATCGACGGGGTCCTTAACAAGCACAAGCAGCCCGATGGTAGTTACGACGCCACCACTCAGCAAATGCAGGACGAGGCAAAGAAGCTGGCGCAGGATCAGTTTCCACAGATGTCGCTGCTGCCTCAGCACACCGTCGCTGAGATTAAGTCTCGATTAATCCAAGAGAACTTTGCGCGGGATCAAGATAAACGGGCGAATGAACAGGCGCTTAGTCAGTTGCTGTTGAAAAATCCAACGGTTATGGACACCCAAGAGCTATTGGCTGTGCCCGGTGGTGATGTGATAGTTAACAAGATGAACCCTAAAGAGAGGTTGGAGTTACCTAATTTTATTAGAACAGTTCGTACGCAAGAGAATAGTCAGGAGTGGCCATATAACAAAGTACGCGCGAATGGCTTGGCGTCTAATAACGTGACTTCGTTTTTAGAACAGAACTTTAACACCTGGAACCTCGAACCGACTGAGCGATTGCGGTTACAACAACAGCAAACTACGCTTGCGCAGAAGCCGACGGTGGACCCCCGCGTAAGCAGCGCGATGAGCGTCTTACAAACTGCCTTTCCTTCGCAACTTGAAGCGATGAACGTCAGGCGCGCAGATCGCAACGACCCTGACAGTGACTGGACCCACTTTAATGGAGCCTTGCAGGAGTCCTTACAGACTTGGCAAGAGGATCATGGGAAGCCTGCGGGGTATGATGATATCATCGGCCCGATATTCAAGGACTTGATGAGTAAGCAAGCAGTCTCGCGTAGCTTCATGCATCCCTTCACGACCGAGGACTTCTCCTTCAAGCAATTCCAGAAGCCTCTCCCAACGGAGGTGCCGGAGTCCTTTAGAACTAAGGCTACCAACGACGCAGTCAAAGCCGGGGGCGTGAACCCTAGCGACGATCAAATCTACCGGGCCTACCTTCGCATGGAATACATAAAACTCTTTGGAAAGAGCGATGGCGGAACAGGATCAGGACCAGGGGCCAACACCCCCAGCCCTCCCATCAGCCGATAACGTAACGAGCTTTATCCTGGCTCAGCAGCAGCGCGCTCGCATGGGCGCTATGCAGCCGATGGTCGAGAGCCCTGACGATGCACAGCGGGCGATGGAGCTTGCCAAGTCGAGCGGCGCGGACCCATCGCTGGTGGCTGCGGACCTAGATGGGTTCGAGGCAAGGCAAAAGGCCGCGTACACGGATGAGATACTTAAAAGCAATAAGTATCTTATGGATTATGCCAACTCCCATCCCCTCGCCACCTCCTTCTCCAATGGCGATTGGGGGAACCTAGATAAGTTCTCTCAGACTTTGCAGAAGGGTGGCAGAGCCAACACCGTCGCTAGAGTGGCTAAGGACTTTGCCGAAGGCATGGGGCTGGACAAACCCATCGGCCTGTTCGGCATGGACGAGCCGACCCTTGACGAAGTCTATGCTCATCCGGGATATGCTGCGATCCTAGGCGCGGCTAGTGTGGTTGGGGCCTTGCCTGACCTCGCCCTTCGCTCTGTCGGTGGTGCGATTAACGCGATCACGCAGTCCCTTCGACGGCCGTATGAGGCATTGACGGGTAAGGACGCGACGGAGCAGAGTGATCAGTTCCTACAAGCGATCTCCGATCCCGCTGCGATGGCCTCGATCGGACCCGCAGCTAGTGAAGCCAGTGAAGTCCTTGGTATGGGCCTTCGCGAACGGGCTAAGATGAAAGCCGAGTTCGATAAGGTCATGCCTTATCTTAAGGCTGGCGAAGCCCCTCCTCCTGGGGTAAGTGAGGCGATTGATAAGGTGCGTCAGCAAGAGCAGAAGGAGTTTTCGAAGACGCTTAAGGAGCAGGGGGCTGCGGCTAACGCGACTAACAAGATCACTGGCGACGCTGAGGACTTTAAGAACTTCGTTAATATTCACAACCCTGAGCACATCGAACTCCAAGCCGATGCCGTCCGCTCCCTCTACGGCGAAGACATCCCCACCCCTGGTGATGATCGCTTCGGGGATATCCCTGGGTTCGAGCAGGAGCTTCAGCTAGCCGAGCGGCATGGGGGCCATGTGCAGGTGCCGTTGGCAGACTGGTTCCTCTTCGCGAATAAAAACCCTGAGGAGGCCAAGTTCCTGGAGAAGTTCGCGGCCATGCCAGGGGGCGTGACGCAGGCAGATGGGGAGCTTGCCGCGGAGAGGAAGGCAGCGGTACCGGCGGAGGAGGTGGAGGAGCCAAAGATACAGCTAGAAAGAACGCCCTCTGCCATTGAGGAGGGTGTTCATAAGTTTGCAATTAATGGTGGAGGCAAACCCGTTGGTGAGCTTCATATTGTTGAACAAGATAATGGTAAGACATTAAACGTTAAATGGATTGGTGGCACAGACCTAGGTGAGGGCTTTGCACCCAACCTTGGCGTAGGTGGGTTACGGGATATTTTAGATCAAGTTAAACAAGAGTTTCCTAACGCGGAGCGGTTAACCGGGGAAAGGATTACAGGTGCTCGGGCACAGGCAGGTACTGAGGGTGATACCAGTATAAAGTTAAGGCCCTCTGGCTCCCATGCCCAGGCTATGGCCTCCATCCGAGACGCCGCGGGGCTGAAGCCGATCTTTGCCCAGGGGCAAGGGATCATTCCCGAGACGGCTAAGGCTGCTAGTATTAGAGTTGGTGGCAGTGATATTGCTGGGCGCATCTTCCCCGCCAAAGATGCAATAGCAATGATTGATAAAGATCAACTCACTGGCGTTCCACGAGCGCTCGCTGAGTTCTTCCACGATCGACTAACTCGATTAGCTGGTGATACGGGCGTTTGGGTTGCGCCTACTAAGGCAATGCCGAGTGTGAATAAAGCTGCTAACGTAAGGCCCCGCGTACCTGGGTTCTACCTCCCTGATGCAGATGCAATTGCCATCCGTGAAGACTTCGCCAGCGGCGTACGTGGGCATGATGAAGCGACTCATCTTCTCATTCACGAACTCGCTCACGCCGCTACCTATCACGAGATGGAAGAGTTCCCTGCTATTAAGGAAGCAGTCGGCAGTTTAATGAAGGAGACTGATCGATGGCTTAGCGACGTGCTGCCAGAAGATCGCAAGCTTCATGACTACGCCTTCACTAACGAACACGAGTTCATCGCCGAGACTTTCTCCAATCCCCGTTTTCAAGAGGTCCTCTCTGCTACTCCACTCTCAAACGAACTTGCTAGTAAGTTGGGTCTTCATGCAAAGACAAATAGCGTTTGGGATGCGGTGAAGAATGTTGTTGGAAAATTAGTCGAGCGTCTTCTTGGGATGAAGATACCGCCGACTATCCTTGATGGAATGATGAGGATTGGGGAGGCGGTTGAAGAGGCAAGTAAGTTGAGGGAAGGGAAAGATGGCGAGGCCCTCCCTGCCCAAGAGCGCGAGCCTGAGTTGCCTGGGGTTACTCGAATGGAAAGCCGCTCCGCCTTCCGAACCCCCGGCGCTACCGGCCTCTCCGCGGACGCGATGCGCCGCTACCTTGGCCTGATCGAGAAGCAACAACAGGTCGAGGCGGATCACGTTGCGAGCAAGGCGATGGAGGATGAGCGAAAGCGACAGACCACGGAGTGGAAGGAGAATGAGAAGCGGGTTCGGGGCGAGGTACGCGAGGGGATCAACCGACGGCCAGTGATCGCGGCGGATCGATACCTCCGTGAAGGGATACTTGAGGGCAAGAAGGCTGGGGCTTTCAAACTCGATAAAGGAGCGCTGACCGATGAGCAGCTTCGAAGCCTTTCTCCTGATTACTACTCTAGTGGTGGTGCTAACCCTGATGATATGGCTAAACTATTTGGCTACCAGTCTGGCGACGCTCTCGTAAGTGCGCTGGGACAGCTAAAGGCGGAACGCGATCTGGAAGGGCTGACCCCGCAGGCGCATATCTCTAAAATGGTCTCCGTCGCCACCGAGCATGAGATGCAACGGCAGTATGGGGACCTAGAGGAGAACATCCTCCGCGAGGCGAAGGAGCATGTCTTTAGCCCAAGCCAGATCGACATCCTCGCTGACGAAACCATCCACCTCGCCTCCCTTGCAGGGAGTGAACTCCCCATCACTAAAGAGGACCTCCTGAAAGGAGCAAGGCAGGTGTTCGATGCCTCGCCATTACGGGCTATCTCATCAAAGGCCTTCGAGGCCTCCAGCGGCCGAGCGGGGCAGGCGGTGCAGGACGCCTTGCTCAAAGGGGATTACCGCGCTGCGCTTAAGGCGAAGCAGGAACAGGCTAATGCGGCGATTTATGCGAACCTTGCTCTTAAGTGGGAGAAAAAGCAAAAGCGTTTTCTGGAGGTGGATGCTCCGAGGATGGGGAGGCGGGACCCACCGGGGATGAGGCAAGAGGACGCGGTCTGGAACCATCAAATTCTATATCAGGTTTTGGGACCGGATGGTATCCAGACTTTTAAGCAAGACCTCGAACGGCGTAAGGAAATGTCGTCGCCTTACAAGAACCTGAGGGAGTATGTTGAGGCCAAGAACAAATCCAATGGCACAGCATCAACCGATCCTAATAACCCTACCACCGTCTCAACTTTAGCGGTGATGCCTGATCTCTTTTCAGAGAACTGGCCAGGGAAAGCTTGGGATGGGCTTTCAGTTGCTGAGGCCGACGCGGTTATTAACTCCACGAAGTCGATTGACCATTATGGACATGAGATAGATAAGTACACGGTCAAGGGAGATAAGGTACAGTTGAAAGAGGTTGTTAATGGCCTCGTTGAACGCCTTAAGGCAGCAGTAGATAATAAAACTGCTGTTGACAATCCGCATGAGACTTCCGTCTTCCGTAACATCGGGTCCCTTTTGTTGAATACTGAAACCTGGATGAACCGACTGGACCTTGGCAATCGTCAAGGTCCCTTTAACCAGCTTATCATTCGTCCTATCGTTGAAGGTCAGTATGAACTGCGCCAGTTCGAGAAGGACTTTGCAGCACGGTGGAAGGACTTGGGTACCTATCCAGATTTTAATAAGAGCATTACTAACACTTTGTTCCGGGATAAGAATGGTTTCATCGAAATGACTAAGGGAAACGCCTATGTTGTTCTTCAAAATATGGGCAATGCTCTACAACGGAGGAAGCTTATTCAGGGCTGGGGCATTGATAAGGATCAAGCTGTTGGTGAGCAGAAGGTTTGGGATTGGCTTAAGAACGTAGCCGGGATGACGAAGGAGGACCTTGATCGTGCGCAGAAGATGGGAAAGATTTTCAATGACGCATTTGAACATTCAGAGAAGGCTTGGGTGCATACTGCCGGGGTGGCACCAGCAAGGATTGAACTATACAAAGTCCAAACCCCTTGGGGTAATGCAGATGAATGGTACCATCCTTTAATCGCCGATCCGCTACGGCATCAGTCTCATTGGACAGCCGAGGAGGCAATGCAGGCTGGCGAGACTGGGTTTTGGAAACCGAGTCCAGCACATGGATACACTAAGGGCCGTACGGGGGCGGTGTATCCAATCGACCTCTCGTTCAAGTCTGCGGCGTTTAAACTCAGGCAAATCCTCAACGACGCCGCGATGCGGATACCGATCACCGAAGTTGGGAAGATTATATATAATAAGGAGTTTCAAGAAGCCTTCAAACGGTACTATGGCCCAGAGTATCACTCCGCCCTTGACGCTTGGATGAAGGACTCGGCTGGTAACCGACAATGGCAACCCGGTAACATCGCAACGATGGATCGATGGGTCAACGACTTGGCCCAGAATATGAGCACGATGCTGATCGGCTTTAATCCCTCTACCGTTTTAAAGCACGGCCCCACCGCAGCGATTTTCTCAGCATGGGAAGTAGGCGGCCTTAACTGGGCATCGTCAATGCTTCATCTTATAAAAGAGATGCCGGGGTCACGTCAGACATGGCGCTGGGTTATGGATACCAGCGAAGAGGCACGGAACCGTCTGCACCATATTGAGGATACTCTTAGCAATCAAAACCGGGAACTATTTGGCACACAGACTGGAGGGTTTAAGGGAAAGATTACAAGCCTTCGCGATGCCGTTAGTTGGTATGGTCACTACCCTGTGGGCTTTGCCGATCTTATCTCGGCGGTGGCGATGTTTCATGCAGAGTATAAGCGGTTGAATAAACTCGACCCGACGATGTCCGAGGGCGATTTGCGCTATGCTGCTAACACCGCTATCCGTCGAACACATGGTTCCTCGATCGTGTCGAACCGATCCGGTATTCAACGACATTACTCCCCCTTCGTACGGCTGAGTATGCCATTTTATAACTTCCTAGGTAATGCACTTCAACGGAATTACGAGAACGCTTGGATGGCAAAGCTGGCAGTGCAAGGGCGCGAGCTTCCTGAGATGACCGGGTTTCTCAAGGAGAAGTTTGAAGCGGGACCTCAGCACATTAAAAGGATCATTGGCGGTGTAATGGTCTTTGGCTTTGCCGTTGGACTGACTGAGTGGCTTGCATCGAAGCTGATGGGTAACGCGCCGGTGCAAAAGTCGGACGAGTCCGATGCTGCTTACTGGGCCAAGCAAATCCTCAGAGGTTATACTGCACAGGTTCCGTTAGCTAGTGGCTTTGCTAACTCTCTAATCGACAGACAGGAGCCCTCGATTGGACTCTACGGTACTATCGCGCGCGACATTGGGCAGACGTTGAACCCGAAGAACTACAATCCTCGAAATCCGGGTAAGGCTCTTAGGACTGGGTTAGACGCACTAGCTATAACAGGGGGATTGACTACCTCATCTGCGGATAAATTGGCAGAGTATGTTACTAATGTCCTTGCCGGGCATGAGCACCCGAAAGGGTTTGGGGACCTGTGGCAAGGCGTAACGCATGGTACTCAACAACTACCTAGGAGGTAAGGATGATCCCAACACCGATGAAGACCTCGCCCGCGGGGAGGAAGTTTATAGAAGTGGAGGAAGAAAGTGGAAAGCCCTCGCTCAAGGCGTACAATGACGGAACAGGAACGTGGACAATTGGCTTTGGACATACTAGCGCGGCGGGACTCCCTCGCGTATTCCCAGGAATGTCGATCACTGCTGACCAGGCCGACGCGATCTTGGGCGCAGATTTGGCAAGCGTGGAGGCGGATATTAATCACCATCTTACCACGCAGGTGAACCAGAACCAGTTCGATGCGTTGGTTAGCTTTGACTTCAACACAGGGGCCCTGGATCGATCCGGCCTCTTGCAACTGATTAACAAGGGCGTCACCAACGCCGACGACATTACCATCGCCTTTTGCGCGTGGCGCTACGCCCATATGCACGGGGCGATGGTACCGATCCTGCTCGGGCGTAGGCAGAGAGAGGCGAAGGTGTTCAACACGCCGATAACACAAGGAGCTCCGACATGAGCATCGATCCCAAGTGGAGGTTTATCTTAGGCCTCCTAATCACCACCGCGATTGGAGTGTCCAGCGGGGCGTTGGTATTGACCAATGCAATCCCAGTTGAATGGATCAAGCCCGTTACTGCATGGTGTGGCATCATCGCCTTTGTGGGCAGCGCCGCTCAGACTACCATCAGCGGGTTGGGTATGGGAAGTCAAGCACGTATCGCCGCAGCGGCGAGCTTGCCTGAGGTGAAACAGATCATCGCCGCACCAGAGACGGCAAAGGCCGCGCCCAGTGATAAGGTGACCTCGTGAACTTCTTCAACCTCCTCAAGCTCGAGCCCTTGCTGCCTCAGATCGAAGCAGCAATCGCCACAGCGAAGAAATACATGAACGACCCTAGGGTCCCACAGGCAATCGCCCTCGTCGGGGAGATCGAAGCGGACCCTGAGGTTAAGGCCGCTATCGCTACAGCGGAGTTGGTAGCGAAAACTCTAACAGCACAGGGGACTACGAATGAAACGACTTCTATTGGGAATAAGTCTGGCGGCGCTGTCGGTTAGCGTTGCTCAGGCAGCGGACCTACCAACTAAAGCGCTCGGAAGCCCGTACCCCACCACGAAGTGTGGGCTTTACTACGGTATCAATGCCGAAGGCGGGGCGGGGAACGTGCCCAACGCCCCCGCTGGGACGGTTGTCGTCGGTGGGGACATCGGTGGACTGGTCGGGTGGGCTTGTCCCATGGCAAGCATCCCGATCTTCATTGAGGCCCTCGCAGATTTCCAAAACCTCAACGCGGGCAACGCTGGGTTCTCCCTCTCGGGCCCGGCACATTTGGAACAGCGCCTCGGCGTGCAGACGCCTTTGCTCCAACTGTTCCCAAGCCTTGGCTTCCCGGCAGCGCCGACCACACCGACCCTCCCGGTCCTGCCTCCAGGCGCGACTGTTGGGACGCCGGTGAACTATCTCTATGGGGCGATCAACGAGGACGACATCTCCAGTCAATTCGGCCTTGCCTCAGGGCGGGATTGGTTGGTGTCGCCTGAGGTTGGGACGGGGTTGTTGATCCCGATCAAGCTCGCGAATGGTACCCCGATCGTCGCAGATACCTACGCCGGGTACGAACTCCAAAGCAATTCAATGTGCATCGGCGCGGGGATGTGCCCCAAGCTGGGCCAGCGGCTCAAGGTCGGGGTAAGCTTCAAATATTGAACCTCCCTCCCTGGCCGGAGTTGACGCCAAGCCAGGGCAACTAGGGGCCGCGAATGGCCCCTTCTTTCCTCTAGAAACTTGAGAAACTCAATGGCGATGGAAGGTGACCAAGTGCTGGCAGTTATTGTAGGGATTGGTGGGAGTTGGTCTGCCGTTGGGGTGTTAGGATGGTGGCTGTCTGGGCAGTTCAGGCAGACAGAGGAAAAGGCGAGGGCTGCATTGGCAGATCATGAGGCCCTGGATAATCGGCGTCATGAAGATACTCTGATGAACTTTGGCCGGGTGTATGTGGCCTTGGCCAGGAAGGGGTACCCGGTCGTACTTAAAGACGCACAGATGATTGATCCACCAGGGGAGGGGTAGATGGAAGCTTGGGCGACGTTGGTGTTTGCTGGGGCGACGCTCATGACATCTATCGGGGCTTTGGTTATTGGGATTATAAATTCCAATCGAATTAATGATGTACATGTTTCGATCAATTCGAGGATGGATCAACTACTGCTTGCGCATGGGAAGGAACAACGGGCGGAGGGGGTAGCGGAAGAACGGGCCAAGGGCCCTTAACAAGGAGAGAGCTATGCCTATCGGACTTTTATTCTGGATGCTGATGATCCTTTGGTTGATCTTTGGTGGAGTGTGGTGGCGCAACGGGGCCGGTTGGGCCTATGGCTGGGGTGGGAACATGCTACTGCTATTCATCCTGTTGTTCCTGCTTGGGTGGAACGACTTCGGCTTCATCCTGCAAGGCGGGCGCGGGAGCCCTTTTCACTAGACGACCCGGAGCGGTGTTACAGCTTGGTTGGGCCGCAGCGGGAGCAGTGCTTCCAATCTACCCGAGGCAGTAACTCTGTTCCAGCGCCGTCGATCTGTACAGGGTGCTAGTCAAGGGCCTTGTAGAGCTTCTGGCCGTTGGCCTCCCCAGCCTCTTCGATCTGGCCGGATAACTCCATGAGTTGGAGGACCCGGATCACGGAGTGGTTGGGGACCAACCCACAGGCGAAGTGGATTACGCGGTACTGTGGGACCGGCTTCCCTGCGCGGCGGATGAAATCCACGATCTCTTCCATGGCCCGCCCGTCGAGGGTGGTGGACCCCGCGGAGAAGAGGAGGGGCATGTTGATCTCTGCCTCTTCGAGCCAGCTAAGGGCGGTGGTGAAGGTGTCCGGGGTCAGGACGAGTTCGTCGCCCTTGTCAATCGCCGCGATCATTGATAGCTTGTAAAGGTGCACCTTGCGTCGGCTATTGTAATGCACCAGCTTCGGATGGGAGGGCTTGGTTCCTTCGCCACCCCGGCGCCATTCCATGACGAGTTCTTCCCACTCCCTTGTGGTGGTGAACTCCCCGATGCAGCCGTAGATGGAGTTGAGGTCGTGGACGAGATCAGGATCAGGAGTGCGGATAACTTCGGCGAAATCATCGGTGAGCCTTTGTTCGTCGGAGTAGATTAGGATGATGCGAGAGGTGAAGCCTTGGTCCCAGGCGAACTCGGGCATGAATTTCATTAGGTTACTCGGGGTAGAACCTGCTAACATGTTTAGCTGGGGGCGGTCGATCGTCGTATCCCTTGACTTCGTAATACGCGTCTCGCGGTAAGGTACCGTCACATCGTAGAAGGTCGTCAGGCCCCCGATAATGTCGTGACTGTACTCGCTCATGAACGCGCTCCACTCGTCCATTATCATCATCGCGGTGTGGTAGTCCAATATCCCTTTTCCCTTCGGCAAAACATGCTTCTTCGAAGACCTTGATAGAAAATCCACAAGGCTTGCCATCGTCATCGAAGTAGGTGCGATACAGAAGTCGGGTAATTCGGCCAAGAATTTCCGGGCCGACATAATGGTACGCGTCTTTCCAATGCCAGGAGGCGCTACCAAGATTGTGTACAGGTTTGGGAAGATTTGGTCGGTTGTGGTCAACCAGACCTTCTGTTCGAGGACCCCTGCGAGGGTTGTGATTGCGGTCCATCGCCTGAATAGCTCCGATGATCCTAGATTATCTGTGTAGTTTACGAAGGCTCCTATCCAAGATGGCAATCGGCGGCGTGCGCTTCCGTTGGTCAGTCCCTTTGTACGATTTAAGGCCATCCGGATTGCTTTCCTCGTCAAATTTGCCCCAGTTCCAGCCGGTGGCTACGCCGTAGGGGATTGTAAAGTCTCGGCCACTATCAAGTCGTATGGACTGTTGTAAGGAACTCTGGACCAATGGAATGATTTTGTCCTCTGCGTCTTCTGGATACTGGACCAAAACGGCGTCATGAATTTGCATAAGAAGCTGACACGACTGACTTCTCCACACTGCAAGCATTCCTCTATTAAGGATGTCAGCAAGGCTGCCTTGAGGGTCATAGGCAATAGCCTCACGAAGAGTCGAGTCATCGTTTCGTCTCCCAAAAAACCAGCGCTTGCGGCCGGTTAAGGTGGTTAGGTACCCATCCTCACGGAGGGTACGATCTACTCGGGCGTGCCAGCGGAGATGGGCTGGGAAGGCGCGGAAGTATTTGGGTTGGAAGTCTTCGATGAGACTAATCTCAACTTTAGCCTGCGCGGCAAGGGTGCGAGGTTTGCCTCCATAGTTAGTGCCATGGCCAATCTTCTTGCACATGAAACGTCGATCGTAATGTCGGTAGTAAGGCCGCTCTGCAAGCTCTCGGTCACGTCTAAGGTTACCAGTCCAAGGGACATCATCTGGCCAGACGAGTTTAGCAACTGTAGTGTGCAGGTCTCCTCCTTCACACGCGTCAAGGTATCTCCAATCGTCGAAAAGGTTTCCTTCGATGGCCCCGACGACCCTGGACTCGCCTTGCTCGGCGTCGAGGTAGGCGAGCTTATATCCTGGATCGGATACGAACACAGATCGTAAAGATTCTTCGATATTTTGTAGATTTGTTCCGGTTCCAAATTCGGAAAAGCTAGAGCTAAGCCTGCCTGTAGTCGTCCCCGCAATATTATACGACGTTCGCATTCTTCCATCTGGATCGATCTCCGTCTTGAGCATGCTGATCTTCTTCTGCATATCACGCATGACCAGCATATGCGCGACGATCAATCTCGCAGAGAAATAGCTCTCCAGTTTCTCAAGAGCCTCGCGATTGACTGTAGGTCTTCCGCCTCGTCGGATGGGTGGAAGACCAAGGTAGTCGTAGAAAAGGAGATGCAAATCCTTATTCGATCGCCAGTTAAACTGCCAGAGTCCAAGGCCGTGGCCAACGATGCGATTAAGCTGCTCTTCGAGTTGGTCGAGCTTGGTGAAGTATTCGTCAATGACTTCGGCGCGGCGGGCTTGGTCGATGAGGACGCCGCGGCAGCGCATTTCGAGGATGGGGGCTTGGAGATCACGGGAGAAGGAATAGGTCCCCGACGTTTGATTATCGAGTTGAGGAAGGAGGACATTTAAAACCTCTCGCGTGATGACACAGTCCAAGCCATTATAGCACCACTCTTTTTCTTGGGCAGAGAGGTCTTCTGGCCCTAGTAGGTCTGTGCGGATTACCTTCATAGCTACTCATCGCGTTTTATGGTTGTAACCTTCTCACGCATATTCTTCCAACTGCCGTGGTCCGTGAATAGAGAGCCTAGGTAGCCTAGCCCCTTAAGTGACTCAGGTTGTAATGCGTGGCTGAGCAACATCGTATCGTGCTCACAATTGTAGACTTTTAGCCCATAACTACGCCAAAGGAATGCAATATCATACATGCCGTTCTGCATCACTTTAGGGATAGCTCGATCCATGAGTAGCTTGCGTATAAAGCCCCAAGCTTGTCCCTCGCTTCGCTGATCAGGCCAATAGCTTCTTCCCTTTCGCCTTCGGTCAAAGATTGGAATAACGAGAGCATCTCCGGTTGAAGGTGCGAACCCAATGCAGGTGATCTGGACACCAGCTGTTTCAATATCCACAGCCAGCGACTGGCATCCTCGGATGTGTAGGGCATAGAAGTCCTCTAAGTCGGAGATGGTTTCGGGGATATGGACGGAGACGGCGGGGCGACGGATTTCAGGGAAGGTGGACTCGCGGGCGGCTTTGATGAGGTCCATTACGGTGGTGGGTCGGAGTTCCCATTGCCGGCAGACGGCGGCGGGGTGGTAAGTGGGGAGGACCTTGTAACCAGTAACAGTGCAAGTAGAAAGCTCAGTAGTTCCACGATACTTGGAGATGGATGTTCTTCCGAGAAGCGCCCAAGATGCTGTATTTCCGAGGGCAATAATAATGTTTGGATCGACAGCGACCAGTTCTTCGCCGAGGCGGTTAAGCTCAGGGATGAATTCGGTTCGAACATATTTAGATTTGACAAGGGCCGGGTACCCGGCGATGCCTTCGGCTTTTGTTCCACAGAAGAACTCCACTTGGTTGCCGAGGGGATGGAGGGAAAACACATTTGTGAGGAAGCATTCGCTCCTATGGATACCAGCGTCCTCCAACATTCGAGTTAGCTCTTGCCCACTATAACCCACAAATGGCATACGAGCTTTTTCTTCGGCTTCGCCCCAGGCTTCGCCAACTATTGCGATTGAGCATTGCATATTGCCAAGTCCCTCAACAGTCTCTTTATGGTAGCCTCGGATAGTGGGTAGTCTTTAAACTCTCCACCCTCCTGGGCAATGCGAAGAACGGGGCGCCTGTCTGTGACTACCATGTAGATGAGAACTCTACCTGAAAAAATTGCCCCCGGATTGATCGGTATGGGCGCATCGCACCGGGGGCACTTCATTGCTTATCCCCTCCAGGTTACGGCTTTGACTGCCCACATCTGCGCACCCTGCGCTTCTGTGATAGCGATCGAGCAGAGCCGAACTATCTCAGGATTGTCACCACGCTCGGCGTATCCCTTGCGGAAGTCGTCGAGGTGGTCGATGATATTGGCGTAGAGCTTCTTGAGTTTGTCAACATCTCCCATCCCGGATGGGTTGAAGGAGAGGCCAACGGCTTTTTCGCCAAAGGTCTGTGCGCGTTCGTCCATGTTACTCCTCCACCGCGGCCACGCTGGCCACCTTCGCGCTCACGCCCGTTCCGTCTTGGAACGACTCGTGCCGCATGGTGACGATCAGTTGGGAGCCAGGGGCCTCTTCGATCAACTGTGCCAGCGATTTGTCTGTTATAATCTCACCGTTCTCATCAGCTTCGGCGACGCCACAAGCAACAAGCATGTCAGTGAGACGATATAGGGCTTTCTCAACGAGGTAGTAAGTGTCTTTGATCGTGCATTCAGACAGTTTCTTCTTTTCACCTTTCTTGTTTGTCAGCCACGCATCGAGAGCCTCTTCATCCACCGAGCTCATGGCTTCGAGGATTTTGTAGGTGAACTCGACGAAGGGGGTTTGCTTCTTTGCTGATTTGTCTTGCCTGGGTTGACCAGTGACGACGCAGACGTAGTCGCCAGTAGGCATTGCCTCAGGGCGTTCGACATCTGAGGCTTTGGTGTTGAGAATATCGGAGAAGGATGTTGCGGAGGTGCGTTGTGCTGTGGCGGCTTTTGCCATGTGCTATGCTTTCCGTTTGAGTGGGGTGACTTTGGCTGGTTGTGCGCGGAGAACCGCGAAGATGTCGGCTAGGCCTGTTTCGATGGGGTACTCCTCTGCCATGTCGAAGGGCTTGGGGTTTTTGAGATCGATGGTTCGGGTGGGGACGGTTTTGATCCGGCGGCGGCCTCCTTGGACGGTTTCGAAAAGGGCTACGGTGTTGAAGTAAGCGTTCACCTTAGAGGCGATTGCCTTACCTACTGTTGAGGGGAAGCCCTTTGATTTGCCCTCATCAGTATCTACGAAAACGATATGGGAGTTCATGATGACGTTAGTTTCGAAGTTGTCGGAGTTGAGCTGGGCAAGGACGGCAAGGATGCCCTTTTGAGCCTCGAAGAATGTTGAGCGTTTGTCTGGGTTGGCATTGATCGAGTCGTAGAAGTTCCAGGCGGCGTCGGAGAGGAAGGTTAGAGTGTCGAGGACAAGGATACAGTCGGGCCCCCAGTTAGCAGGTGGGCCAAGGTCAACGTCGTCATACTTCCACCGGTCGAGCATCTTGAGGGTGTTGATAAAGGCCGTGGCCGGACCTTTAAGCGCGGGGCCGTTAGCTGTAGCGTGACGGTTGTCGCGAAGGGTGCGATACTCGATACTGGCAATCTTATCAGGGCATTCTTTCAGAACGTAGTTCTTGAGCGAGTCAAGGCCGTTATCGAGATCGAGGATGCGGAGTTTGTAACCTGCGACGACGAGGGAAGTGAGGCCGCCGGTTTTGCCTGTGCCGGGGTTGCCCATGCAGCAGAGTTTGGTGAACTCATTGGACTGGTGATCGGCGAGGGAGGTCATTGTCAGTCGTCCCATCTATCAGTTGCGTTGTGAATTTCGTCCCACACGCTTTTACGGATTTTGGCTTCGAGGTCTTTGATTTCCTTTTCAGTGTAAACGTGCACAGGCCCATCGGCAACTGCCACGTCGAGCTCGAGCCGCGCCCATAGGGCGCCTTCGAACTCTTTAAGATAGGTTATTTTTGGCATTTGCCAAAATCTCCGTGTAAAGTGTGAGCAGGTCCCCCTCTCGAACATCCGCCTTCGGCCCGGTGCAGATTAGATGGCCAAGGCCGGGGAGGTGGATTGAGAACTCTAGCGAGGGACCGATGTCGTTGATCTTATCGACGCGGAACTTGCCAAGGATGAGTTTGTAGCGGATGGGTTCGGATTGAGGACTATCCACGTTGGGTAACTCCTGAGTTTGTAGGCATAGCAGCCGTAAGGTATGTCATAGAGTGATGGGCCTTCGTAGTTGTCAAAGCCCATAATGACATTTACTATCTGGGCTTGAGAGGGTTCCATCTGCTCTGCTCATCGAGTTTGGTAAACTGCGTCTTCAAGAAAGTCTCCCTCACACTCGGGTCCTTCCCACAGATTTCCCGGAAGGGGCAACCTGCCCGGTCGTCTTTCTCGGATCGGTAGTGGCCGCAGGATTTGTCATTCATGGGCCAGTAGTTGTTGATGGCATACTGTTCGGCCAAGGTTAGCCAGTACTTGAGGTCCTGCACCCACTCCTGCGTCTGCGCCGGGGTGCGGTAGGTGAAGCCCCGGCCAAAGCGGCTTTCGTCTTCGAGGATTTGCGCTGCGTCGATGATGACGCCTCGGACGGGGGTGCCAAGGACGACCTGCCCCGCGAAGGAGTAGAGGGACATTTGATTGTCGGGTTCGAATTGGGAGAAGAACCAAGCGCCGGGGGCGGCCGTGGTGGTTTTGCGGTCCATGACGAAGAGGTCGTCGTTCATGGAGACGACGCGGTCGAGGTGGCCGGAGAGGATGTAATTGACTTGAACTCCATTATCTGCCCAACTCGCCGGCCCCCAGTCCAACTCAAACCGGAAGCTCAACTCTACCGCGGGCTTTCCGTCGGTGAGGATGTGGGTCTTCGTATTCTCATTCCTAAACTGATCCAAATACCAAACCACCGTGCGTACCAAACCACTACGGGTCTTGGTCTTATGGTCGGGATCAAAGTCGGCAGTCCGTATAAGTAATTCTCGAACCGTGTCGTGGACCGCGTCATCATGCCGAATACCGGAAGCACGCGACACGTCGTAATCTTGAAGCGCATGGTGATACTCCTGGCCGAAGCGGAGATGGACAGACTCCTCCTGCGAGGACCAACCCTCTACCATTTGATAGTAATACAACCGCGGGCAGACCTTGAGCCAGCCGAGGCTTGTACTATCCCAAGCCACTTGTATATGTGTTCCAGGGAGGAAGGGGGATTGGACTTCGTCGGTCATTTCGACCACCAATGAAATTGAAATGGACCAAAGCCAGCGAAGTTTGCTTTAATAGTTGGGAAGTCGCTATCAATACTCTGGTGCCACCAAGGTAGATGCCACTTCCAAGGCTTGTACCAGTTGGGGATAAGATGCCTCAAGGTATCGTCCTCCTCTTCACCACCTGCGGGGCTTTGCCCAAGCCGATCTTGGCGAGGTCTACCTTCGGCCCTTCGTTCTTCTTCGGCTTGACGCCTGCATCGACGAGTTGGCGGTTGCGGCGATGGTAGGCGATGACTTCGTCGATGTTCCTCGCGGAGAGTTCGAGCGGGTCCATCGACATGAGCCAGTCGAGGTAGTTGCCGGTGCCGGGGAAGCGGGGGTCGTGATCCTCTTGCTCAGCCATTACTCTAACTCCAGATGTTTTGCGGCGCTGAGCAGAGGAAAGTAGAAGTCATTAGTAACTCCTAGCTGTCTTGCCAAACTATATAATAGTTTAGCTAAAGATTGTGTGTCATCTTTGTTCCTAAGCTCCTCAAGGTCAGCTGGTATGAATGGATCAGTCATCTTTAAACATCCTATTCTTGCTCCTGACGAAGTCATGCACGATCTCGCGAACCTTCTCCGACCAACGCTCGTAGTTGGCTTTTAGGAATTCATAGTCCTTTGCCCAGATGTTGAGGGTGACCTTCTTGTGGGGCTCTTCGAGCGGGGGAGTTGGCACGAGGCTTGCTCCTTTCATAGAGCATGTAGAGGTAAACTCGGGAGATGCCAAAGTCGCGGGCGATGCGCTTGGGGTGGTTAGCGATGTAGAGGTTGTAACGGGCGACGATCTCAGCTATCTGGGCATCGGTGACCCTACGTGGGCGGCTCATGTTCTTCGCCTCCGGATGCCATTCTCCGAATAGTTGTTGATCGGGGAAAGGTCGTGGATGTTTTCGCAGGTTTCGATTGGCGGAAGCTCTTCGGTTTCCCCGGGGAGCTTGCGGGGCTCGATATAGACCCACCATTTCTCGTCGATGAAGCGGGGATTGGGGAGGATGAGGGCGTCGTAGGGGGAAGTGCCCAGGTGTGGGTCGTCGGTGGCGAGGGCCGAGTGTTCGTTTCGGGAAAGTATGCGGGCGTAGTTCAGGCGCACGCGGAGATGGTGGGCGGCGCCGGAGGTGGGGCAGGAATGGCGGATGCCTGCGGGGGAGTCCATGGCACGATCTAAAAGATGAAAACAATCTTCATATGCCGCTCTTGAAGTCGAAACCGTCATTTGGGTGGCTCTATCGGCGCCCAGTGTGTGATTTCTTCACTTTTAATATCGCTTTCCCATTCCCATCCATTCACACCTGAGATGCACCAACCGTAACTTGTGTATTCCACGACAGCCATTGTTTCATAATAGAATTTTTCTATCCCAAATTTATCTACATTAGGTTGATAGGCAAGAATAGGTGTGCCATCTCGTGGTGCTGTTTCTATTGGTTGCCAATTCATTTAATATCCGTTGTGTTGATTTCATAGTAGGTTTCCATCGCGCGGGTCAGGATGACGTAGCGGAGGTTTAGGTCTTGCTCATCGGGGCGGAGGAGGAAGGGGTCCAGGTGATAGACAATAGGCCACTCCAACCCTTTAGCCTTATGGCCCGTGAGTAGTGTGATTGATCCGGATTGCTTAAAAAGATGTTCCGCATAAGCAATGGCTTGGGAGAGAGTCCGCCCGGTACGGGCGAATACGCGCATACATTCAGCGATATCTTGAGCGGTCGTAGAGCCCTTGGCGATTTTCTCGGACTCCCAGTGAGTGATCGCATTGAGAAGGGCCTCCTGTTTGGTGTTGTCGTCTCCTAATCGCCGCATGATCCCAATAACGCGAGGCCCCACATCGCTACCAGCGACACTAACACTGCGCCCCGCAGCCAAGAGGCGAAGGGCCAAGGCAAAGAGAGGAGCATTATTCCGACAGATGATAACAGAGCCATCGGTAAAGCTATTGAGCGTAGGGTTGCGAAGAGCCGCGACACGACCGCCCTCCTTGAGCCATTGCATGTTGGGGGCCCGCCAGCGAACGGCCTCGACGATTGCCTTGGGGCAACGGAAGCTGACGGAGAGGTCGGCGGGGGTCATCGCGAAGCGCGAGGCGAGCTTGCTCATTCCATTAGTTTCGGCTCCTCGAAATCGGTAAATAGATTGATATGGGTCCCCAACTGCAATAAGCCGACTTTTTGAAAGGTGATGGAGCATTTGATGATTGACGGGGGAAAGGTCTTGCGCTTCGTCGATGAGGACAGCCGGAAACTTCGGGTATGTACCACCGAACAGTGCGGGCATATATACCTGATCGTTATAGTCGATGAGGCCCGCGTACGCGGATTTGATCGAGCGGAGGAGGACCTCTTCGAGGAGGAAGGGGCCGATTTCGCCGAGGTCTTCGGGGAGGTGGGCGTAGAACTCAACTCGTTCAAGAAGTCGTTTACCATTGGGGTACTTACCCTCAGGTATGTAGCCAAGGCTCTTCGCGAGCGCGACCGCCCCGATGACTTCCCAAAAGACTTCCCAAGCTTCGCTCGCTTCGCCACGGGGTAGCTCCTTTATGAGTTCTCGGAGGAGGTCGGGGGTTTTCTTGGGGTCGAGAGACACCCTACCCGCGCAAGCAGTAGACCATATACGATGCCCCAGGCCATTAAAAGTACGTACAGTGGTTGTGGATTTGAAGCGTTTAGCCATGACATCAGCAATCCGCCGATTAAAAGCCAAGCACAGAACAGGAGGCGTGAGTACATCTTGGATCATCTCCAGGGTGGTGGTCTTTCCAGACCCCGCAAGAGCGTTGATGATGAGGTTGGACGAAGTCCCTTGGACAAGGGAGAGGATATGCTCCTGCTCGGCGGTGGGCGGAGGGGTCAATGGCAATGAAGTCTGGACCTTAAGGGCTCTCATTGGCGGGTCACCGGGCCCATGCTACTCACGTCCTTATGCGTCTCGATGATCGACTCGTTGAAGTCCTTGGCGAAGTCCGCGAACGGAACCGAGCGATCAGAGCAGGTATCGTAGAGCATGCAGATGGACATGCCGAGGATCGCGAGGACCTCGCGGGGTTGGTCGGTCACGAGGCAGATGATCGCGAGCCAGTCGTCGACGGCATCGCTGAGCCAGAGGAGGTCGCCGCAACCGGAGTGGTGGTTGTGTTCGGCCCAAATGCAGGACCAGAGGTGGGGCATTAGTTGAACCCCGCTTTCGCGCGCATCGACTTGGTCGCGATGTTGATGACGTTCGTCTGGGACATCTTGAACATCTCGCCCACGGCGAGGAACCCTTGGCCGTGTTCGAAGTCGTCTTGGGCTTTGTAGAAATGGCCGAGGGTGTAGGAGGCCTCCTCAGAGAGCCTTAGCTGCTCCATTAAATGTGCGAATATATCGGCCTCGGACCTAACGACCTTACTCATGCCCGATACCCCACGCTCGTCTTCGTCTTCCCTTTCGCAAGGTGCGACAGGACTGAGATGATCTTTTCAAAATTATCCGCTAGCTGCATCCAGGCTTTGGCCTTCGTCTTCGACTCGTGGATTTTTGCCCAATCCGCAAGCTCGCGAAAGTCCTCCTGCGCGAGGCGGCAGAACTCGATGAGTTGAGAGAAGGTGATGGTAGGGGAGAAGTCGCCACCGAGGGTTTGGTAGTCGAGGCGGTTGGTGGGGGGCTTGGTCATGGGCGATCGTACTCCTTAATAGGTTCCTCGGTAATACTTTCGAGGTCCTTGAGGTAGTTAGGCCCGCGATTGGCGAGGAATTCGAGGATGGCTTGGCCAATGTTCTCGCCGAAGTAGAAAATATACATGCCGCCGAGCTCAAACTTGAAGCACTTCATGGGATCACCCGGCGCTTAACCGGCTCCTGTGGCTTCGCCTTTCCAATCCCCATCAGGGAGAGGATGTCCGAGGCGGCGGTTGCGAGGCGGGAACGCTCAGCACGAGGGGCCCAGTAGTCTCCGGCTTCGATGGCAAGTTGGACTAGTTTAAAGGCCCCTTCGATGGTGGTAGCTCGCTTCATGACGGCGTGGGTGAGGTCTTCTGACCACGCCGTCATTTCCCATTCTTCGGTGTTGAAGTCGAAGATGATCGCGGTCATATGCCAAGGGCTAAGGGCGTATTGGATTTCAGCGATGCTGTCGTCGCTCATCGCTGCGGCTTCCCTGGCAGCTTCGGCTCGCCGGTGTTGAGTTCCATGATGAGGTTCATGACTCGGGCAAGGCGTTGGCCGTCGGTGGCCTTCCAAAGGGTGCGGCCTTGGAGGCGCTTCATCGCTTCGCAATAGAGGTTGATGAGGTAGGCCATGATGAAGGCGTGGTCACGGTCTTCGGCGGCGTCGGTATTCTTCAACAACTCAGAGATGGAGAGCTCAGATGGGAGCTCAGGGGCGATGGCCTCAGCCACGATCCGCTCCGCCGCGCGGGCTTGGTCTTCGGTGATGTCAGCCATAGATGCCATTCTCCTTGTGATCGGCGTACCAGTCGGCGTCGGTAAGCTCGCCCTCGATAAAATGGGAGGAGGTGACAGCGGAGGCGCGGGCCCTAGCGGCCTCGATGGCCATGCCTTCGGCGAGGTAGCGGGCGAGGCGGTCGTTGTAGAAGGCTTCGCGGGTCATTCTTTGGGCCCTACATGTAATAGAGTGTGAGGGAAGGTGATGTTCTTTGATAGCTCATTGAGAGCGTTTGCATTAGCTTCCAAAGCCCGAGCGACGGCTAATATTGCGGGCAAGTATTCGGAGTCTCCTCCATTGAAGTTGCAGTTTTGCACCATCACCTCTGGATTGTAGGTCTTTGATTTGAGCCGCTTACTCATTTTCCCATCCCTCTGCGCTTGACTACGGCTAGGGCCGCTTCACGCATCCCTTCGGGCAGGTCGAGGATCGGCCTTCGGCCCTTGAAGCGGGTGACGCGAGCGACTTTGCCACTGACGTTGACGGCCTTGGAGGCGATGTTGCCGCGGCCGGTGAGGTGGCCGCCGCGTGGGCCGGAGATGTTGGGGATATGTTGGAGGGCCTTACCCAACCCCCCTTCGGTAAAGGGGAAGGGGAGGACCATCGTGCCGAAGTCGAGATAGAGGGTATCAGCGGAGCGGAAGATGGAGGGGCAGAGGGGAGGGGCTTTCATGGTCGGCTCTCAATCTTTGCAAGTATATAATCACTTTTGGAGATGTAGATGTAGTCCTCTTCTGGCAGGTTAGCGATCCACGCTTTGCAAGCTTCAAGTGTTGCTGGGCCGAAGATGAAGAAGTATCGACCTTCATCTTCCATATGTATGGGGCCTCTCATCACAATCCATTCGTTTGAAGGCATCATGGTATCTTCCTCCTCTTGACAATGGGCGCCCCAACCCCCACCGGGCGGGCTGGAGCGGCTTCGGCGCTTAGGGACGGCTGTGGCCCCTCCGGTGGCGAAGGGGGCGAGGCGGGTGAGCTTGCCTCAGCCCCTTGCGCAGGGAGGACTTGTGGCGGTTCCTCCCCGGCTTGCGCCGACGTACCCATTACCGTGTCGTCGGCGAGCAGGTTAGTGGTGAGAGAGGATGGAGTCGAACCATCGTAGGACTGAGCCACCTGATTTACAGTCAGGCCCCTTTGACCACTCGGGCACTCTCCCATTGCTTCGGGGATATCGACGATTGGCTTGCGCCACATACGGGTGTCCCATTCGAGGAACCACCCATCCCCGATGTGTTCATGCTTAAGAAACATCGGTAGCATCGTCCGATGCCTGCAGCGGGGCTTGTTCCCCTGTGGGCATTGGCACTCCGACTGCGTCAACGCGTAGACGCTTTCGCAGTGGTAGTCCGGGTCGAACTTCTGGATGATGAACTCGCCCTCCTGCGGAGACGAGTGGAGGGTGTAGAGGGAGATGGTCATCGAAGGTCCCCTTTTAGGGTGTCGATGATATCAAATGAAATGTTTTCATTCCCTTCATTGTCGTAGTAGACGAACTTGCCATCTGGGATATTGATATTCAAATCGCCATTTGGCAAGTTGATACCTGGAGCAGCGATGAAGTCGTAAAGCACAAACTCCTCCATCTCACCGTCCCAACCAGTTGTTGTTCCGATAGTGATGCCAAGGAACTTCCAGTCTGTTCGATCTATCATGGGAGTCAGCCCTTTTAAGCGATTGTAGAAAGAGTAGTGTACCACAAACCCGCCTCAAAGTCAAGAACATTCGCGTGCATCGCAGATAAATCGCACTCACGTGGGTGAGTATTCCCGCGATGGGTATGGCGGTGGGTGCAAAGCGCATGAGCAGGTCTGGCTTCGCCTGGGCAGCTCTCGCAGAGCCAGTAACCCTAGTGGTACCCTTGTGGTACTCTAGAGTAACCCTAGTGATACTCTCAATAGGAACCTTTGGGTTGGGTGGGGCGATGGGGGTCTTCGGTAAAAAAAAAAAAAAAAAAAAAAAAAAAA